CACGTAGGTATTGTTCTGCTTTTAACTTAGGCAAATTACCAACGTCAATATAAAAAATGCGGCGCTCAGGAGCACGTGAAATACGATAGATAACAGTTGCATCTTCAATCATCCTTAATTGATTAAGGGGTTTGATTGCTTTGTGTAGATATGATAACACAACGGCACGGCGTGCATCCATCAAACCAGAAACAACTGATATGATAGAGTCAGTAGTGATACGAACACCAACTGGACCATAGTTGGAAGAAGAACCTGATACTACCTTATCGTTGTAGATGTAGTATTCGTTGACTGTGTTAACTAAATCAACACCTGTTCTTTCGTCTTTTTGTTTTTTAATCTCACGTACCTTACGCAATTTGCGTGGATCAATGTATCGTAATTCTTTGATACCAGCAGTTGGGTTTGTTTTGTCTATAATCATATGGTAGTAAAGTCTACCATCAATATAGTATCTACGGAAAACATCTTGTGCCATATTTCCATAGTTTAATAGACTCAAAACATTTTGAAATTCTGCTTTGATTGCCTTTTTAATTTTTTCTGGTTGTTCCAGATTATCTAAAACGATTTCTGTAATTTTACCGTCATCGTCTTGTACGATTGCTTCATTAACAATATCATCTATTGCAGATTCAATTTCAGGTTGCATAGCCATTTCACGGTAACGAGAAATGAGTTCAACTTCATTCTTTGCAGTACCGTCTAGGTCAACATATGTTCCATAATATGCAGCAGATTGTATTGTTAATGCGCCGTCATCAGAAGCTGGAGGCGAAAAAGATTGCTGAACGGATTTCTCCTGTTCAGTTTCGTCACGTGATATAGTAAATCCGAAAAGCGAAAATTTATTTGTATTTGCCATATTTGTTTTTCATTTCAAAGTCAATAAAACATAATAGGAGGGCCGAAGCCCTCCTTAAAGTATCAAGTAGTTGTTTGTGATTCCCACCATTGATATGCGAATGTAACTGAAAATTCTTCAATTGCATCGTTAGAACCCCAATCTAAATCAATTGGTGCCAAATCAATAGGGAACATACCAACAAACTTATATTTCTTCAATGATTCACCAGTCTTACTAAATTGTGTAACTTCAGCATCAACTGAATAGTTTGATGGACGAGCTGCGCCTGTGTTACGAATATTTGAGTAGTGACTGTTGATGGAATTCATCCAATTTTCCATTGCATTTCTGATAACGAAATCTTCGTCATTGATAATCTGCAATGTCCAGTCGGCAAATGTTCTGTTACCGGCAAATTTCATTTCACGACCAAAGTAATAAACTGGTACAGTTCCAATGGTTGAACCTGGTAACTGTGCAGTTTTAGCCATGAATGTTACTTTTTGACCAGCAGCTGTTCCGTTTTGCACAATAGATGGAAAAATTAAAGAAACAGAGAATAGATTAGGACGGGCACCGTCTCCAATCATATTTGCTCTAAATTCTGTTACATTAAATGCCATTATTTTCTCCTGTTATAGTTTTATTTATTAAGCTGCACCAACGACAGTCACGAAGTCAACGCCGGTAGCAACAGCAACAAAGTTCAACTGAATGTAGTTAACAGAACGTGCAGGTTTAATATAGATATCACCAACGAATTGGTTACCATCAATCACTTGCTGTGTGTTATTTGTGTTGTCACAGATAACTTTAAAGTCTGTTATACCACGGCGACCTTGAATGTCACGCAAGAATGGTGTTACAAGTGCCACAAATTGAGCACGTGTGAATTCATCATTCAATTCAAACAAAGAGAACTTAGCAGCTTGTGAGATTGCTTTTTCTAACGTAATAAACAATCTACGAACATTGATACGGTCAAATGCGGAAGGTTTATTAACCAATGTTTTGTCTCCAAATAGAACGATACCTTGTCCTGGGAATGACACAACAGAATTTACACCAGCTGCATACAATGAATCTCTATCCGTTTTAGATGGATTCCATGCAAGCTTGATTGCATTTTTAATTTGACCACGGTTGAAACCTGCTGGTGAGAACCATGGATCACGCACTGTGTCTGTTGTAACACATAGACCAGCAATGTCAGAGTTCAAAGGAATCCAACGATATACGTTATTGTATTTGTCAAATTGGTATTTCCAACCAGAATCAGCAACAACATAATCGCTAGAGCGAGCTAGAGTTGCCAACCAGTTTGTGATATTGTCTGATTCAGAACCAGCTTGATTAACAACATCAGCTTGACGAGGAGAAATAAATGCCACACAGTCTTTACGAACGTTAACGATATTGTCAATTACATATTGTTGAACTGTAGCGTTTGCATTACCAGTTATTACCAATGAAATGTCTGTTGAATCTTTATTATTGAACAAATCCCAGCAGGCTGTCAAATCGCCATTTGCTGGAGTAGAATCTGCACCATCTGATAAAGATACTAGAATGTTCTCTGTTGGGTTTGCAAATTCAACACCAGCAGCTGGTGAACCCCATGTAGCAGATGTGTCTGCATAAGAAACAGGGTCAACTGCATAAATGTATTTTGAGTTATTGAAGATTACCTGTTTGTAGTAATTTGATGTTCCATTAATCTGTGCGTCAGATGCAGCAGAAACAAAAGCAAAAGTTTCTAAAACAGTACCAGCAGAACCAGTGAATAAACCTCCACGGTCGATAACTATGATGTGCATTTCATCGTTGGAACCATCAGCATTTGAAACATAATCAGAAGTACCAGGAGCACTTGTGAAATAACCTTTGTAAGCCCAACTAGAAAACTGATCCGCAGCTGCACAAACAGCAACGTCAATTGAATTGCCTAATGCACCAGGGTATCTTGCAATGAACGCACCATAGTCATTAGAGTTGTCACCATTTAAAAGTGTATAACTGAAATCATCTTCATTCTTAACCAACACTGTATCTAAATCACCAGCGTTTAAGGCAGAAGTACCTACTGCACGTACCAATTGTAAGTTGTTTGCGTATGCCAAGAAATTAGATGCTGCAAAGAAAGATACCGCTGTAGTACTATCTGGTTTGCCAAATGTTGATACTAAAGAAAGTTCATTGTCAATAGTTTTGATTTTTTCCGCTGGGCCCCATTTAAATGTTCCAGCAAAAGCACCAGCGGTAGTTTGTAGTGAAGGTACAACTGTGGTTGCATCTACTTCTGTTACAGTTACGCCTGGAGAGATTTGAAACGCCATTTTATTCTCCTTGAATTATTATGTGTTCTTGTGGTAAAAGATACCATAAAAGATATTTATGAAACAACGGATTTACAACCTGTTCTGCAAATCACGTATGAACTTGGAATATGTCTCATTACCGTCTGCAACTTCCCACAAATCTCCACCCATCATTTCAAACTCATGTTCCAGTCCATCTTCAATAATAGGTGCTGGCAACATATCATCGTCCACCTGATTCATGGTCTCTAATTGAATTTGTTTGCGAATGTCGTGATTGACGATTTCTTTGAAATATTGTTGTGTAGATACCCATCCAAAAATAACTAATGACATAACCAAGTCATCATTTGCACCCAGAGCCGCAGCAAAAGAGTTCTTTTGTTGTTCAAAGGTGGTCAATTCTGAATATGTATCAAAGTCATTAATCGTTAATTTGTCACCTTCAATCAAAGTTTTAAGGTTGGAACAACCAATCGCCTTGACTTGTGGTGACATTTTCAAACCCATTTGAATGCCACGGGCAAATCCGGCACTCAATTGTTGTGGTTTCTTATTGCCTGTAAATACTTTCCATAGGTTTTCATACTCAAAATCTGTGTGTAAAGAGTCTGCAACCTGTGGGTTGTTGTTAATTTCTACCAAAACATATGCGTCATTATAGTATCTGGCTGCATTGTAGATAACGGTAGGGAATAGAATAGGTGTGATTGACGAACTGGCATATGTTGCCACTTGTTTGTATGGTGTTTCTGAGATATCAATAACTTGAAATGCTGAACTGTCTAAGTTTTTACCCTCAGATACGTCAACACATATACAATACAGGTGGTCTCTTTTAGAACCATTGATACCTTCTTTGACCGGATGTTCATAGATTCTCAGCAAATCATGTTGGGCAATCGGGTCACGATATGCAATGGTCTGCAACTTGTAACCAGATACCAATGTATTTGATGAACCCAAGAACTCGGTTTCAAACTCTTGTCTGAACTGACGTTCACTGGTGTTGCGGATTGTTTCTTCTTTCCAAGCCTCATCACGACCTGGTACCATAGACCAATGAATTTCAAATGTCTTATAGTTGTTCTTCTTGTTGATTGCATCCATCCATAACTTGTAGAACAGATTCATACCGTTAGGTGTAGATACAATAATAATCTTGGAAGTTTTACCAGATGAAATAACAGGATAAACAGAGTTAAAGAATTCTTCGGCGATATTATTTGGAACGAACGCAAATTCATCCAAGAATACTAGGTTGAAAGAACCACCACGAACCGCAGAACTTGATGTAGATGCTGCAACAATCTTGGATCCATTTTCTAGTTCAACGTTACCTTTGTTCCACACCACAATACCTTGTTGTAACCACATAGGCAAGTTTTCATATGCCAGTTGGTATTTGCCAAGAATGTCACGTGCAAGTGAACCTTTGTTGGCTAGAACAGCAACGTTTTGTGTATCTGTAAACAATGTCAACCAAAGAAGATATGCAACCGAGGTGGTAGTTTTACCAACCTGACGAGGACATTTTGTGATTGAGAAACGATTGTTGTGATATGTGCGGATCATTTCTTTCTGAAATGGCCACATCTTAAACTTCATTAGACCTACGTCAACGTTGACAATCGTTACATAGTTTTCTGCAAAGTATACAGGATCTTTTGCACACTTTTTATATTCTTCAACAGTTTCTTTAGTCCACTCTACCTTAACACCAACTTTTTTAAGTAAAGGGTTGTCTCTATACGAGTCTTTATTTTCTAAAACATAATCATCATCATCAATCATTCTTGACCTTTTAGGAGTTTATTCAACTCTGCGGTAGAACCAACAAAAATGGCTTTGTCAATCTTGGTATCGCCTTCACCTTTTTTCTTACCATCCATATCTCGTATAGTTTTTTGGATGTTTAGAAGTTCTTTATTTGCATCTACCATGTTCTTTAATAAAGTACCATAGACCTCAAAGGCTCTTGGGTGTTGACCTGCCTTGGCAATTTGTAGAATTTCATCCATTGCTTCTTTGCCTTGGTCGATAATTTCTTGCAAGTTTTCTTTTGACTGTTGGTATGCATCAGTCAAATCTTGTTTCATATCTGGATCATTATAATTTACTGTAACAACCTCTGAAGATTTTTTTGTTTTTTCTTCAGGCACAATTGGTGTCACATCAAATATTTTTTCCATATTTTTATCAAAAGTGTTCATAGTTTAAATTGTTGATTAGACAATACGATTATTTGCTGTGTTAGCCAATTGAAAAGCACTTTGTGCCAAAACATAGGCTGCATTAGCCTTGTCAAATGCTGCTTGCATTGAGATTGTTAAAGCAGCAATTGCAGGTGTATGTGCCGCAGCTGTTGAATATAATTCTGTAAAATTGTTATTGGTTTTACCAAAAGAAACTCTAATGGTATCTCCTGATCCATCGTTTGCTCTTGTTCCAACATTGATTGTTTGTTTAGCCATTTGGTGTCTCGATAATTGTTGTGATTAATTTGTCGGTATTGTCTACTGTAATATCCGAATCTACAGTTTCTATATTATCAGAAGCATCAATATTTGTATTAACATTAATTTCCACAAATTTATGTGGTTGTAAATTGTATGATGTAAACCTATAACTGGTCAAAGTATTAACACCGTATATAGGCATAGTGGAAATAAAGTCACCATTGATTTCAGTCAATTTTAATTTGTTGTTTGACCATCCAATCACTTTTGCCATTGCTGTCGATGATTTAAAAGAATAACCTTGATAAACAATTTCACCGATGCGGTAGTCACCTGCACCTGATGTTTCATCAATTGAAAATTCTATAACATCATCAGATGTAATTTTATTGTAAATGTTTGTAATTGAATGTGTAATTACATTGACATCCGTTTTCTTACCAAAGATATATCCTTTGACAGTGAAGTTTAATGTCCAAATAACCATACGGGTATCTTTGTCTCTGTTGCCTTCATATTGAATGTCTTGATTGCAACTGTTCAATATGATAGGCACTTCTTTGATTACACCCATTTCAGGAACCATATTGATTTTAACTGTATAGTCTGGTGTAAAGTATGGTAAAATGTGTTCGATAATTTGTGTACCATCTTCAATGTTACGAACATAAAGATACAAATTGAAATCAAAATTATATGGAACAGGATTGTATTGTGCGGTTATACCATTATTTGTCTGAGCAAAGTTTTTTATATTTGTGTTTTGTTTTCTTGTGGCATCATATGATAGACCCATCATTTCAAACGACAACCTAGGTAGAGTAATTTGAGTTTTTTTGTCCAATGCCATATCTTCTTCAAGGCGCATAACATATGATTCTTTAGCCGCATATGCAATTGGTACCAAAACTCTGTGAGCTTCAGTATTATCTTGGTTGTAACGAACTAGGCTGATGTTGTCAAACAGGTTGCCAAATGCTACAACTAATTTTCTAATTGAACGATTGTAATAAGGTGTAGACATTATAGGTTTCCAAATGGATTAGTTTCACTAAAATCTATGATGGTATTGGATTGATTATCCATATAATTATTATCATAAACTTCATTTCTTACGTTATCTGCTAATGGATCATACAGACGCAATGTTCTTTGTGTGCCCGATTCTTGGCCAATTACAGAAATACTACCGATAAATTCACCGGAAATATTCATAACTGTTAATGTGTTTGCTAATTGATTCCAACTTTGAACTACAGCAACAGCAAAAGCATTACCATATGTATTGTCCATGGATTGAAAAACAATTTCTTTTTCTGTGTAGTTACCTGAACCACCATCAAACAATAAATCAATACTGTATGCAGACTGTGTTGCCACATCATCAATTTCATATACACCAGTGTCGATAACTTCTTGTGAATATTTGAATTTCTCAAGTTCCAATTCATAGAAGAATGGAATCTTACGACCCAACATGAAGAAGTCTTTAGTGTGATTTGTGAATTTAATTTCAAACAACTCACCGGTACCATTTAAGAAAGGTACATAAATCAAATCACCTTCTCTTGGTCTCTCAAAATTATTTTGTGGTACTCGTTGAGAGAATGAACGCTTAGATATAATAATGGTGATATTGTTTTTGATTTCTAAACCAAACTTAGAGAAGAACTCTCTTTCACCACCATATTCTAGTGCATTTGATAAGTAGAACTCAACTGGAAATGCCGCACTGAAACGTTTGATTGGGTCTTCACCATAAAGAATGTCTCGGTCTTCTTCATTCTCAATTGGGCAATAGTATGCATCAAAACCCATAATCTTAATGGACTCTGTGATGAGGTCTTCTACAACTCTTTGTTCAGCCAAAGAATTGTAGTTATTGAAGTAGACTGAGGTTGCCATATTAGTTCATCATAAATTCTAATGGTGCGCCGTACTTGTCACCAATTTCAGCATGTAGTGCATCTATTTCTGCTTTTGCTTCATCATAGATTTTATCACCATTTAATGTTACACCACCAGGTAACTGTATGCCATTAAACTTTTTAAGGTTGTTACCCCAAGAACGTTTGATTAATGCTGTTGCATATTCTTTTAACCAACGGTCATTCCATGCTTGTGTGTAAACATCAGGATCAATCGTGGCATAACATTCGGCAACTACAACTGTACCAATTGGTGCCTGAGATTGTCCCCAAGACCAATCTATGTGTAGTCTTTGCATATGTCTTTGATATCTGATAGGAACTTCACCAGTGAACAGTTGTTCCAACATGCGTAGATGTTGTAGTGTCATGGTGTAGTTGATGTAAGATGCAGAGGTGAAGTCATACAACTCATTTAGACGGAGTTGGTATCTCAAGTCAAACATGGTGATAGTTGCCTGAGAGTCATACAATGGAAATATTCTGGTAACACCAGTAATCTCTAAACGATTGTTGGCTTCATCTAATGTATTTGAAAAATCTATGTAACGATTATCAATATCTGTTTGGTCCACACGTTTAACATAATATATTTTTTGCAAACCATCAAAGTGATAATCTTGCCAGTATTGTAATGCATCATCAATACGGTCTTCTACCTGGTCGTCATCAACGTTGATTTCGATAACTGGAAATCCTAATCTACGCAGGCAGTATTCTTTGAATTTTTCTCTTGATGTTATTGTGGCCATGTTTTCCCCCTATAGGGTATTTATTATACTTCTGGTTCCGTTGGTTCCACATATTCGACCCAAGAAAGGGTTTCTTCATCCCAAGTCCAAGAACCTTGTTCAGGATAAGGTGTAGGAGGTATGATGTTATAATTTTCATAATCTATTGTCCATGATGAGTAGGGACAAGATGCAACTAAATCTGCAATTTTTTGTTGACGTTCTTCATCAGAAATTTTATTAATTGTCCATACATCATAACAAACACCATCAATAATTTTGTATTCTGGTCCTTCAATAACTTCATCCCATTTAGGAAATGGTTTCTCAACACGAACAAATTTACAATATTTTTCAGGTAAGTTTTGAAAATCTATACCAGGATAAATCATTTCCAAATTGGATTGTTGGATTGGATGATTGATTGGATTGCCTTCACAAATTTCAATACATAAATTCATAGTTTTTCCTTAATTAAACATCTGTTGTAGGTGCGGGATACTTGTGTCTAGCACCCCAAGTTATTCTTACACCACCAACACCACCATTTGCTCGACCAGCAGTGTAGTTGTTACCTGAACCACCCCCGCCGCCACCGAACTGACCGCCTTGGCCAGTGCCTCCTGGAGCGGCACCGTCTTGTCCTCCGCTGCCTGCAACACCACCAGCATTAAGTGCTGATGATACTTGGCCAGTATCTTGTCCAGGTTCTTTACCTGTGCCATATATTCCTGTACCACCACCGCCGGCACCCATCGCACCTGCGGCACCACCATTACGACCACTCGATGAACCACCCGTCATTGAAACTCTATTAGCTACATATGGCGTTGGATAGTTTCCGTTTAGAGCTGAAGATGAATTTCTTCCGGCACCACCTGCCGTGCCTTGATATCCTCCTGCGCCACCACCGCTGCCACCAAAAGCAGTTGTCGATGAGTTACTTGTTCCACCAGCACCACCACTCATGCCTCCACTACTTTTAGCGACCGAATCTACTGAGTATGATCCGCCTGCCGGTGTACCACCGCCAACAGCTAATGCTGCACCGCCTCCGCCGGCCGTTAATAATACATGTATACCAGTAAATGTAATTGGTGAATCTAATGATCCAGCTGTTCGTGAACTTGTTATTCCATAAGTTCCTTCTTTACCATACTCACCTGTTTTAAATGAATTTATTTGAACCGCTGATACGCCTGTAGCTGATATAGTTATTCCATTTGTTATTAATCCTGAAATAACTTCGGTAATGTATAAATCTGTTCCTGATACAAAACCTTTAAATGAAACATTTCTATAAAGAACGCTAGGTTCACCTCTTGTTGCAGTGTTTAATGCTGTTGATTGTCCAGCAGCTCCTACCTCAACAGTAAATGATTCTCCGGGTTCACATCTGAAATTCGCCCACGCTAAAGCACCACCGCCACCGCTGCCTTTTCCTGTTGTAGTGGTGCCTTGCATACCTGCACCGCCACCACCTATAGCACATATTGAAAATTCTCTAACACCTGCTGGAACAGTCCATGTATATGTTCCTGGCGTAAAATAATTTTGTTGACTACTTGTTACAGCAGTTGAACCATAGTAGTCACCTGTGTTGGTTGATGGATATCCTCTGCCTTCTCCCCACATTATTCTCACACAACCTCTTGCACCGAAACCGGAACCTGTACCTGGGTTTGCGTTTAATCCCCCGCCGCCACCGCCGCCAAATAAACCGGCATTTGGTGACCAACTTGAGGCACTCCAAGCTGATGCGATAGATTGTGCAGGTGGACTCTCAAAACTTGCGGCCGGCAGGCCACCTGAACCGCCTACGCCAGCCCAACCACCTGTTGTTGAAGCGGCTGATCCGCTAGTGCCTTGACCCCAAGGTCCTGTTCCACCACCAGCACCTCCAGTGTCAGATGTAATACCTCCAGAACCACCACCGCCACCTCCGCTAGTACCTGATGTATATCCTGTATTATTAGGTCCACCAATTCCGCCTGTGATTGTTCCAATGTTTGCAATCGAGGCATACCCTGCAGCTCCACCACCACCAGAACATCTCTCACTTGATGCTGCACTGGTTACATATGAAGGACCGCCATGGCTATAAGATGCGTCAGTTAAACCATATACACTATTTGTTCCACTAACTGATGTTGAAGTTGTACTTTGATTTGTACCTGCTAATGTTGTTCCACCACCTGGACCACCAGCAGCACTTAATAATCTTGTGGCACCTCTTGCGATATAAGATTCACCACCTGATCCACCACTTATAGCACTACCAATTGCGTTGCCACCACCACCCCCAACCACTACGGTAATTGATTCTCCTGGTTTTACTGGTATTTTATTACCCCATGCTAACGAACCACCATAACCACCGCCAGCTGGTGCAGTAGCGTGAGCTCCGCCACCGCCACCGCCGCCAATACAACAAACATGAATTTCATAAACACCTCTAGGTACAATCCAAGTAAACGTACCTGAACTGGATGTCCATTCTTCTTGACCCGCTAATGCTATGTAATTCACTGCATTATTAATAAACATGACACCTGACATATTAATCCGTATAATAAAGAGTTATCTTCAAACCTTTTGCGCCTGTGCCAGCAGCAAGAATGTCAACACTAATTTCTGCATCATCAGCTACTGATGTTGTCGAATATGATGTTGCTGTTAGAGCAGTTGTGCTTGTTTTTTCTGTTGCATCTATTGTTAATTTATTTGAACCAAGTATTGTTGTTCCTGCTACCTTAATATCAACGTTAACTATACCAGATGTTGAAGCAACATTCAGTGATGCTCTAGGTAGAGCCGTTAATGTCATTGCAGAAGGTGCTCTGAATGATGCTCTAGCAGAACTAACTGTAATGTTTGATGTATCGTCTGTTACTGCAAAAATTATAATTTCTGAATTTGCTTTTGTAAAGGCGGCATTAGCCTGAGCTCTTGCCCATGTATCTTCACCTCCACCGCCACCACCAGTATTCGCTTGAGCATATGCCGCATTAGCGTGAGCAAAGGCTGCATTAGCATATTGTGATGCACCAGCCGCATCGTTAGTGGCTGTATTTGCCTGAATAAAAGCACCATTGGCATATAAAGAAGCACCAGCTGCATCGTTGGTCGCAGTATTTGCTTGAATGAAGGCACCATTTGCATATAGAGAAGCACCAGCCGCATTATTGGTTGCTGTATTTGCCTGTATAAAGGCACCGTTGGCATATAAGGATGCAGAGTTGGCTGTATCACGTGCAACAGCATCTGCACCTCCACCACCTCCACCAGTATTTGCTTGTGCAAACGCCGCATTAGCCTGAATGAATGCTGCATTGGCATAGAAGGCCGCACTGTTTGCCTGGTCGAAGGCTGCTGGTACCAAAGATGAAAAGTCTTTGGTTGAATCTAATCGTGATGGTGGTACTTTTGTTGGCATTCTATCTAACCTTTTTCACCTTATTTATTTCGTTAAATATCAATCTTGTTGACGTTTTCCCAATAATTATCACGTGTTGGTTTGCTTGATTTTGGATCATGTTGTTCACCAAATATATCTTCGATAACTTCACCATCAATATTTCTAAGAGCAAACACACAATAGTAATTTACATCATCAGTCAAAGCAGTTATTATGTGTTTAGATTCTTTACGAATAACAATAAATGTTGGTGCAGTAAATGTTTTAGGTTCTTCACCATCAACACTAACACTCACAGAACCACTTGTCAATAATGTAACGTGGTCGAAATAATGTTTGTGTCCTGAGTGAAAATCACCAGCATTTTCTATAATATTCTGTCTGACCCATATGTTTCCAAAGAAACCTAAATCAATATGCTTATGATTATTCATTAGAATTTAGTGTGTGATGTTGTTGGTGGTGTTGTATTAGAGGTATATCGTGCATATCTACTAATTCTCAAATCTGTCATGTTACCTGTAATGTGAGTTGAACCTGCACCATCTTTACCTATGTAAAGGTATCGGTTACCCCAATTTTTAGTGTCACTATATGTTGCACCTACTCTTGATCCATTTAAATATAAAGTGCTGATACCAGAAGAACGCACCAATGCAATATGATTCCATGCACCAAAAATAGGTGCGCCGCCATTGATTGCTGCTCCAATGGTTGGTGAAATATAATATGTGATGTTACTGCCACTATAATATAGTAATAATCTATTAGTACCATCATTTGAATCTAACCAATCTTGTCTTGCGTTGACAGTTGGATAAGTCCAAAATTCGATTGTGAAATCACCTGTACCAAATGCATAATTTGGAGTTGATACTTGATACAAGTAATCACCACTACCATCAAATAACATACTGCTCTTTTTGGTAGTATTTTTTGTGACAAAAGGCTGGAATGGTGTTACTTTTGTGTCACCAGTTCTTGTGAGTGTAAACGCATTAGTTGATTTATCAATAAATCTGTTTGACTGACAGGTTAACAAGCTAGTGTTTGCTATTGCAGTTAATGTTGAAGTAGGTGGTGTGGTGTTTGCAGTGTACAATGCAGTGCCACTCAACACTCTTAAGTTACTAATATAACCGTTAAAATAATCTAGTGGAGTGTTTGGATAGTATCCAATTCTTGCATTGGTTTGAAATATTGAATTTGTCCAATTTGCTGATGATACATCAATTACACCATTCAAAAATATTCTAAGTGTATTACTTGCATCTCTAGTTACTGCAATATGATTCCATTGATATGGTGGTACTGTTGTTGCACCAGTGATGTTACCTGAAGGGTGTGTAATTGTTAATTTGTTGGATGTGTTTATATTAATAGTAAATCTATTAGAATCGGATGTGTTATACTGAGAGTATATCATCTGATTGGTGGAAGTATTAACTTTGTTGGTGTATATCCATGCTTCAATTGTGAATTGACCAGTACTTGGTACGGGTATTCCAGTAACATCCAAATAGTCACCAGTGCCATCAAAGTAATTACTATAGTTTTCATAATAAGGACTATTTGATGTTGTCGATTTTACTTGACCAAGAGTTTCAAGGCTGCCAGTCATTGAATAATCTGGAATTCCAGGTGCATTATTAATTAATAAAACATCATTAACTGTTGTTGTTGGTGCCGCTGGTGGATAGAAAGTTGATGTATATAATCCGGTACCTTTTACAACACGAACATTGCTCATAAATCCAGTAACAACTGTTGTACCACCACCATCTTTACCAATATACACTGGTTGATTAGTAGAAAAATTATTACTGTCTGCATATGTGCTACCAACTTGTGTTCCATTTATAAACAACCTAGTTGATCCAGAAACACGACAAAGAGCAATGTGTTGCCATGCAGCTAATGCCATGGTAGAACCAGTAATTGCAGTTGTGGAACCTACAAAGTAATTGATATTTGTGCCATCATAATAAATTAGTAACCTGGTACCGCCGCCATTACAATCAAACCAATCTTGTCTTGCGTTAACAGTTGGATAAGCCCAAAATTCAATAGTAAAATCACCTGTACCAAATGCAAATGCTGAGCTTGATGAAACAGTTAAATAATCTCCTGTGCCATCAAAGTAAACACTACCACCATATTTGGTTGTGTCCCAAGGTTGTGCGCCGCTTGTTGTGTAATTATAAAATGGGTTTGCAGTCTTGGTTGTAACAGTTGCGGTGATTGTTGCTGTATTTGCTTTGTTGACTGATAAATCTTCAAAAATATTTGATGATGTTAGGGATAGATAACTTGTACCGTTTGCAAATGGACTGAATGAATTAGTACCAGCAGCACCACCGGCCGCAGTTATGGTAAATACATTATTACTTCTATCAACAATTGATGTAGATTGAGCAATCAACAACTGTGTATTTGCAATTGCTGTTAATGGGCTTGTAGGTGTTGAGGTGTTTGCTGTATATAATCCAGTACCTTTTAAGATTCTGATATTACTCATATAACCGGTAACAACAGTTGAACCGCTGCCATCTTTTCCAACATAAACCGGTTGATTACTAGAATAGTTTGTAGTATCTGTATATGTGCTGCCAACTTGTGTTCCATTTATAAACAACTTAGTTGATCCGGATACACGAGACACAGCAATGTGTTGCCATGTATTTAATGCCATGGCAGGACCAGTAATTCTATCTGAGTTACTTGCATTATAAACAATATTAGTACCATTATAATAAACCAATAATCTAGGACCAGTGCCGTTATTTACATCAATCCAGTCTTGTCTATTGTTTACTGTAGGGTATGCCCAAAACTCAACAGTGAAGTCTCCTGTACCAAACGCAAAGGCTGCATTTGATGGAACAGTTAAATAATCACCAGTACCATCAAAGAAAACAGAACCACCATATACAGGTATTTCTGGTATTGCAGCAATGTTTGTTCCTGCACTTTGTGTTACAGTCAATTTCGATGTTGGTGGTGTAAAGTTTCCTGTGTATACGCCAATATTTCTAACGATACGTAAATTACTGATGCTGCCATTAAATTCAGATGTTGAATAACCTGGACTATCACCAACACTACCTATTGTTAATGTGTTGGTGCCACCAAAATCATCATTCGTTGTATATGTAGAACCAACTTGTGTTCCATTGATATACAATTTAGTTGATCCTGCAATTTTAACTATGGCCGCATGATACCATTTGTTTGTGGTAACCACACCTGTTCCTGTGATTACTCCAGTATTTCCAATATTATAAACCACATTTGAACCAGTGGTAAATAACATAGGTCTAGCATATGAACCACCAGAACCACTGTATCTAAGGTCCCAAATCCAATTGTTTTCTGTATTTGTAACAAAGAACCAACACTCAATTGTGAAATCGTTTGTGCCTAATCCAAATATTGGTGTTACACCTGCAGCTGATGGAATAATTGCATAACCAGAACCATTGAAAAGAGCACTATAAGTTGAAGGTGTCACAGTAACATTATTGAATGGACTATATTTTTGAACTGATGCGTCAGCAACTTTTGTTATTGAAAGATTATTTGGACTGTTATCGACAAAAGAATTTGATTGACAGGTCAATACGGTTGTATTAGCAACTGCTGTTAGTGGTGATGTGCTCGGTGTAAATGCTGAATCGTATAAAGATGTTCCTTTTACAAAACGAACATTGCTTATGTAACCATAAAATATAGAGTTGGTATCAGATGCACTTCCACCAATGTTTAATGTATTTGTCGTTGCAGTTAATGATGCACTGGATGTAAATGTATGTACTTGTGTACCATTTAAGAATACTCTAAATGTTGAACCACTTCTAGTATAAGCTAAATGATACCATTGGTTGACTGCTACTGTACCTAATGCTACCTGATTTGCCAAATTCCAAGAACCGTTATCAGAACTTGCATATAATTTTAAAGCACCACTACCTTCTATCCAAAACAAATATGGTACAACACTAGCAAGCCTGTGAGATATAATGTATTGAGCACCAGAACCACTGGTGCCTGTAAGTACCATTGTATTGAACCATAGTTCTAGTGTAAAGTCTGATGTTCCTAATGTACCATGTTCAGTTGAAGATGCTACGGTCAAATAATCTCCAGTACCATCAAAGTAAGCACTCCAATTACTTCCATATGGATTTAGACTATTTAATGATGCGTTACCACTTCTAGTAATAAGGTTTTTAAACGAACTATTGTCAACAATCAAACTATTTGTACTTGATTGTTTTGTTTGACACATTAATAAAGCAGTATTTGGAGAATCACCTGAAGATGCTGGTAAATAAGGTGCAGTGAAAGCACTACTATAAAGGCCTGTTCCTTTTATGATTCTGAAATTAGACAAATAAAATAGTGCTGCACCACCAGCATTTGGTCCGATTGGACGAGCTGGGCTGGCAGAGTAATTATTTGTATCTGTTATAGAAAATACCTCAACACCATTTAAGAAACCTTTTGTTACACCTGAAACTCGACTAACTGCAATATGTGACCATGCATTAATTGGTATAATACCCGTTGCGCTAGTTCCAATATTTGAACCATTAAAACCCCAAATAATTCCACTATTATAATGTATAAGGTACCAGGTATTTGTTAATGTAGTTGGTCTAGAAATATTATGACCAGTGGTTGTACCGGCATTAGTTGCCCACAACCAACAATCAACAGTAAAGTCACCGGTTCCAAATATTTGTCCTGCACTATTAGCAGTGCCTTGCATACCTACCAAATAATCAGATGTTGTGGGGAAGTATGTTGAACCTTCATTACCGGAAAGTGTTAAGGTTTGATTATTTGCGGTAATTGATGTTACATTTGTTAAGAATGGGTTGACTTGAGAAATGGTGGTATCACCATTCTTTGTAATAGTAATTACATTGTTTGAGTTGTCAATGAATCTATTTGATTGACATGTTAGTAAACTTGTATTTGCAACTGTTGTTAGTTGTGATGTTGGTGGAGTGAATGCTGAAGTGTATACTGCTGTGCCTTTGATGACACGAAGGTTGGAAATATATCCGGTAGTGTGACCTTGGGATGATTGTCCACCTATAGTAAAACCAGTTTGAGTATAATTTGTGCTTACTGCTCCCGAAGTTAATAAAACACCATTTTTAAAAATGTAGGCGGTGCCACTTTTTCTAGTTATTGCATAATGATTCCAAGAATTAATGGTTTCAGTAGATGTTGCAGTTAGGTCACTAGCAGTATTAAATCTTGCCAATTGAATTGCTGTACTGGTAATATAAATTGACAAATAAGTTGTTGTTCCACCAGTTGCATAAGTAGCAGTATAGAAGACATTTCCTGGTGTGCTTGCTCCTGGAGCAGCAGTCCAATATGCCCAAAATTCGATTGTGAAATCTTCTGTGCCTATAGCTAAATTAGTATTGCTAGCACCACTTAAATAATCCCCAGTACCATCAAAATAGTTACTGTAGTAACCTTCTGTGTATGGATTCATTGAACTAACGACTGGTGCACCTGTTGCCACCATATCAATATAATTAATGCTTGCATCACTATCAAAAGGCGTTGCAAGCGAATCACTATTTAACAATAAATTATTGTATTTGAAATAAAAGTCATTAAGAGAAATCGTCCAACCTACATATCTTACAGCACTTCTTCCTGTTGTCGCTGCGGTTGCAGTCAGTGTTGTGTAAATTGTTTCAGATGTATTTGGTGTACCATAGATTGTACTACCACTGATAAACACATTTGCAGGTAAAGTATTTGCTGTATATGTGATGCCATAACCTGCTGCACTTGTAGCAGACAAAGTTACGTTACTCATTGGTGCATTGCCAACTAATTCATATAAATTATTATTTTCTGGTGAACTCCATGTTACAACATCGGTGTTAATTGTTAACGTGAATGCTCTAGTTGTATTTTGATTTTCACTATCTATTGCATCAACAGTAAATGAATATGTTGTACTTGAGTTATCTACTGGTGCGGTGCCTGAAATTAAACCATTGGCTGATAGTGTTGATCCAGAAGGCAAAGAACCTGATAACAATGAATATGTAATTGAACTATCGCTTGTTGCAATGATTGATTCATTGATTGATGTGGTTTCATAGAATGAACCAATGCTTCCGGCAGGTGTTAAGTATGTTGGAAATCCAGAGTATACTAAACCTGGTACCAAAATGCCTGTACCACCACCAGAATTTGTAACAAAAACAGTATAACTACCAGACGATAGTGCTGGTGCAATGAAGGATAATCTATTTTGATCCAAGAATGTTACTACTGATATTGTAGTACTACCAACAAGAACGGTTGCACCAGGTGCAAAACCTGAACCATTAATAATGATGGTTTGACCACCAGCTGGATCAACAGTCGTATCGTCTAATGGAACATAAGAAACATCTGTGACTGTAAAGGAGTTAACTGTTGGTATTAGAAAAGTTTGTTGATTGAAGTGTTCACCAAGACCTATTAATCCTATACCATCACGTGCTCTTTTACCTCTAGAACCGGAATTAAACATTAAGAAATTTCCTCAAAAGAACAAACACCTTGCAGTCTACTATTGTTTCCTGCTGTCAATCTTAATGCATCACCCTCCATCAAATATAAAGAAAGTGTTTTATCTATCGCAGTGAATGATGTATCAGCCAATACAGAAACTGTACTTACGATTTTATAAGCGGTTGTGTTTCTATACAAATCCACAGTAATATCTGATGCATTTGTACCATCAATATTGGAAATAATTAAAGTATTTATTTTATAAACTTTACCACTTGCTGATGGATTTTCAACAATTGCTGTTGCAGATGTGGTTATAGATTGTACTGCTGTGTTTCCAATAATTGTTGTTACATTGACTATGTTTGGATTTGCCATTTTTTATTCCTTAAATGCCAAATATTATTGACATTGCAATAGATTTTCCCGTGGAAACTCCGCCACTTGTTACAGTATTTATTACTGTATTTCCACTTAATGTAGTTACTTCAACCTTTGCACCATTTTCAAATGTTGAATCGAATGTGATTATATTATTTGTTACTGTATAAGTACTTCTTAACTGTATAATACCATCAACAACAGCAGTGACAAAATTTTCATCTGGTGGGTTTGCACTTAAAGTAAAGGTTGTAGTTAAACCATTTGCTGTGAATTGGTCTGTGTATACTGTTAATGCAGTATTTGAAGATGTGTTTGCTTTGTCAAAGGCAGCATTAGCGGTGTCTCTAGCATACGCATCTGTTGAACTTCCACCAGTATTTGCTTGAGCAAATGCCGCATTGGCTTGTATAAAGGCTGCATTGGCATATTGCGATGCGGCCGCAGCATTATCTGTAGCAGTGTTGGCTTGTGCATAGGCAGAATTAGCATATGCACCAGTTGTATTTTGTGAATCATAGGCTGAGTTTGCTTTAACAAACGCAGAGTTTCCAGTCAGGTATGCCGAGTTGGCATAAGAACCTGCCGTTCTTACTTCTTTGTTTGATTGGTCACCTATGTAAGTAAACTTCATATCAGGTTATTTCTAATAAACTCACAATAACGTCAGCTGCTGATGCATCACTGGTAGAAACTTTTAAAATATCTCCAGCTTCTAAAACTAATTTCTGTTCACCACCTATCGTGATTAGAGAATTGCCTGGATCAATTGATGCCATTTTTACCAAATAATAATCTGAAGCACCAGACGTTACAATAACATTTGCAGTTATTGAATTGTTCAGTATGTTTGCGATTGTCATACCAATAACTGTGGTTGATACACCTACACCTGCTGTGTAAATGGTAGTTGGTGATGTTCCGACTGCTGCTTGTAGTTGATTTTTAAAAGTATTTGCCATTTAAATTTCCTTAATCCTCTATTTATTTTATCAACTAAAGGCGATTGTGAAAGCAATAATTTCAGAGTTTACATCTAGTGCAGTTGTTCCTGTATTTGCTTTTGCGAATGCTGCTTCAGCATGTGTATATGCAACATTAGAGTTTGCGAATGCTGCGTTAGCCTGAATGAAGGCACCATTTGCATATAGAGAAGCACCAGCTGCATTGTTGGTTGCTGTGTTGGCCTGAAGGTAAGCTGAGTTTGCATAAGAACCGGCTGAATTGGCAAAAGAAAATGCCACATTCGCATATGTTCCTGTAGTGTTTTGGGAACCATATGCAGAGTTTGCTGCAATGAATGCCGCATTTGCATAAAGTCCTGCTGAATTTGCAGCCTCAAAAGCAGCTGCAGCACTTGCTCTTGCGGTCGTGTCTGTTGTACCGCCACCACCAGATAATAAATCACTACCGACACCCGCTGATGCAGCAGTCAGGTCAATGTAAGCACCTCTAGCAGAACCACCTTGTTCAAAGAATCTTAATCTGTTTTGCCATACATCAATTGTTACACCTGTGCCACTCAAAGTCGTGTTGCTAACAGCTTTACCTAAAAGAATTTCACCGCCTTCATCACCACCAACTGCCAATACTGTTAATTTACCACCACTACCAATTAAGAATTCGCCATCAAATGTTGTTCCACTTGTATTTGCAAGTGCGTTGTTTGCTTTATTGTATGCTGAGTTTGCTTTATCAAATGCGTAACTAGGATCACCACCTGATGTTGCATTGATTGTGATTGTTTTTGTGGTGGTATTAGTGCTGATTGTTATATTATCACCAGCAACAAAAGAAAGTGTATCTGATACACCACCAGCCAATATCAATGAGTTATTGGAATTGATTGTGTCAAACGAGAATTGGTTGGAGATGTATGATGTTCCACCAAGACTGTTTTTATAATACAGTTTACCATCGGCGTAGTTGAGAGCAACCTCACCAAATGCAAGACCTGATGGTGTATTTCCTGTTACGCCTGATTTCTTTAACTGTATTGAGGTGTTTGACATTTACTTTTAAAAACTTCCGCCATCTTTGATGATACCTAAGTCCGTGACTGTATTTGCAGTCTCGTCTGTTTTATTTAACACATCAATTTTTTTACGTTTGGCAGGAGGTAATTGTAAATATTCAATCTTTGAATTTAGTTCTTCAATTTGTTGTTTTAATATATCAACATTTTTTTTATGTTGTGAACTAATATCAATAATTTTTTTCTCATATTCATTACGAACCGACATGGTTTCTTCTCTGGCTTTAATTAACTCACCTTTGAATGTGTCAACGTGAGTTGCCTGATTTTTGATACTATCATAATCTCGGTATGTGTTTTGCAAACTGGATAAATCGGTATTTAATTTCTGTATCGTTTGTTCGTGTTCAGAAATTTTGTCCTTTAAATCCTTAATTAGATTACTCTCTGTAATACTATTACTATTTCTAGCTTCAATCAGAGCAGTTTCTAACTCTATTTTAACTTCATTCAATTCTTCAAGTTTTTTAGAAAGGTCTCCGATAACATCATCAGAGACCTTTGCATTTGCTTGCATAGAAACATTACGAATAACACAATCAGTCAACGAACTTGTCAGTGTTTCAATATAATGATTCAAATATTTTTCATTACCCATTTCAAACTCCTATCATGTAGAATAATTAATTATATAGTCAAGTTAGAATTGACCTCCATCTAGTGTTGTTGTCCACACTGGAACACCTGCATTGGTTGTTGTAAGAATCTGGTTAGACCATGTTTGGTCGGATGTACCTGCTGCAGCAGTAACTGCCATTGCATTTGTGCCATCGCCATATACAATACCCTTTGCGGTGAATGTAGAAGCACCTGTACCTCCTTGTGCAACAGTCAATCCAGAAATGTCAGCAGCAGTAGCAGCAGTCACACGACCATATGCATCTACTGTCAACGATGTGATTGTCTTAGCAGCACCAAGTGTACCTGTCAAGGTGTATGTGGCATTTGCAAGTGTAGAAATTGCACCTGTTCCTGAACCAACCAACAATGCACCATTGGTGAATGTAGAAGCACCAGTACCACCTTGTGCAACTGATAGACCAGAAATGTCTGCGGCTGTTGCGGCTGTTACACGACCATAGTCATCAACAGTCAAAGATGTAATTGTTTTTGCTGCGCCTAATGTGCCTGTTAATGTATAACCTGCATTAGCAATTTGTTTCAATCCGTTGGTACCATCACCAACAACGATTTGACCAGCAGTAAATGTAGATGCACCAGTACCACCTTGGCCAACTGTTAGACCAGAGATTGCACTGAATGTTGCAGCAGTTAATCTGCCATACGCATCAACTGTCAATGATGAAACTGTGTTATTTGCAGCACCAGAACCTGTTGCAGTATATGTACTGTTTGCTAGTGTTGTCAATGCACCTGTACCAGCACCAACAATAATTGCACCATTTGTAAATGAACTTGCGCCAGTACCACCTTGTGATACTGCTAGGTCTGTAGTTAATTGCAACTCAGCAATTTTTGCAACAGTAGAAACTTCTAATGTGGATGTTGTGATTGCTGTAGCAAGGATGTTTGCATGTAAGTTTGCAACATGGAAACCATTGCTAGTAATGTCAATGACGTTGTTGTCTGGTTCAACATTGTAACTATCAAAAATGTAGAAGTCTTTATTACCAGCATGACGAATCATACCAGCATGTAAGTTAGCAGAACCATTGTTATAGTTTGCTACCCAACCAATATCAACTACATCAGATACGTAGTTATTACCTGCTAAGTATAGTAGTGGGTCAGAGACTTCAAGTGTGTCAACATTAATGACTGTTTCTGTACCAAGAACACTCAAGTTACCACTGATAATAACATCACCATCAATAGTTTGAATTAAACTTGGAGTATTTGCACGAACAACTGTTGTATCAACACTAAAAGAAACTGCGTTGTCAGATACTGTTGATGTGATACCTTCACCACCAATAAGTGTAAGTGTATCAGATGCAAGATTAACTGTGTCTGTACCAGTATCACCAGCAATGCTCAATGCAGTAGAGATTGAACTTGAATTTGCGATGGCCATGATACGGCCGTTTGCAGCAACAGTAACAATAGGAACAACTGATGCACCACCGTATGTGCCAGCAGATAAACCAGAAACTGTATTAAGAGAAGCATTTAATGTAACAGCAGCAGTACCATCAAAACCAACTGCTGAGGCAGTAATATCACCACCTGAAATGTCGAAGTTTCTTGAGTTTAGTAATTTAGTTGAACTGTTTGCATTACCATATAAAGCACCAAAGAAACCGTTATTCTCATCACGTTTGACTAACGTGGATGCAACGTTTGCTGCGGTAGCTGAGTCAACAGTGGAGGTATAGAATTGACCACCAATATTAAATGCACCAGTACCATCAGCAGTACCAAAGAATAACGTATTTGATTGATATGAATACGCTAATTCACCTGCTTTCAGTGAACTAGGACGTCCTGTACTACTAGAACGTTTGATTAAAATTGATGTATTTGCCATTTCTCTTCCTTATAAGGTTTAGATTTTATAATTATCCTGTATTTATTAAAAACTGCCACCGTCAAATTCTACCGGTAATGTTTCTGTAACCACTTGTGTGATGTATCCATTACCTGCAACAGGTATGACAGCATTATTGCTGTTACCGATGAAAAGTTGATTTGATACGAAAGAATATGCCAACTCACCGTCAGCCAAACTTAATGGTGCCGTGTTAGCATAAGACCTTAATATCTGAATCGTTGTATTTGCCATTAAAAGAACCCTGAATCTGAACCAGTAAAGGCAACATAAGATACTGAATTTGATATAACTTGTTGCAATACAACCGGGTTCAATACACCATCAGTTGTGTTTGCGGTTGTAATACCACCTTGTTGTGTGATAACAATTGCTGTTGGATGAGGAACATCAATTGAAGTTGGTGGTACAAATGCAATAGAACCTGATGTTGCGTCAGCCTTAATTGCCATTGTTCCAAGAGTGATTGTGTTACCACTTAGAAACAAAGACTTGAAACGCATATCTGGTGCACCTAAATCATACAGTTCATTTTCAGATGGAACTAAATCACCATTTATTTTTGGTGTTGGTGTGACTTGAAACCCACTGGTATTAGCATCATATGTAACAAAATCACCAGTGCGAGAAAATGGTGGTATTCTTAAGTCGGAAGCATCTGATAATTTAGTTGTTCCGTAATTGATTGATTGTACCTTTGTGGTTGTCTGTTGACTACCAGTACGTACTTTGATTGTCGTAGGCGTATTTACTGTTACTCTAGTCATAGTAGACCCTTAAAATACAGTAACTCTAGGCAAAACGTTTACAATTCCTTCTAAAACTCTAGTCACATTATTTGATGAACTTTTAATCGCAACATCATACACATATCGTCCTGCTGGTATATTTGCTGTGTTAGCAGAATTAATAGTTAAAGATATTGTTCCGTCTGTTTCTGGTTCAACAATAGTAATTATAAATTCACCGGTTGTATTAGTGGAATAATATGATTTTCTGATTTGGCCTTTAGCAACGAAATCAGTTAAGTCAAAAGGATTACCGTTTGCATCATCCAATGTTATTGATGTGACAAAATCGGTACCTTGTTCCAAAAATAATTCTTGATATCCAGCTGCCATGGTTTTTTACTGTTAAAATTGTTATCCATTATTTAGTAATAATGGAATAGAGTTTACCACTCAACGAATACGCCACCACCGCCACCACCACCGCCACCACCAGCAACACCAGTATTTGGTGCGACTGACAATGTTTGTCCATTTCCGCCAGCACCTCCAGAGATACCACCACCTGCACCACCGTTTGCATTATTTGCTGTTGAACTTGAACCTGCAAATCCTAATCCGCAAGTAATTGTGCCACCTAAATTTGTTAATGTGCCATTGCCAGTTCCACCAGCACCACCACCGGAAAGTCCGCCACCTCCAGCACCGCCAGCGCCCAGTTGAATATCTACACTGCCAACAGTACCTTCTCCAATTGGTGAGAATTTAGATAATAGTACAGCACCAGTAACATAAACATCACCATTTGATGGTAATGGTAAATTGCTTGAACTACGGAATGTACCACCGACACCACCAGATGCAACAACATAATTACCAAATGAACTGGATTCACCATTGTAACCTTGGATTCTACCTGCACTAGACGCATAACCACCACCACCGCCGGCACCAACTGTGACATTTATGGTTGATCCTGGTGTAAGACCAGATACGATTGCTTGGCCTGCACCACCATTACCACCATTGCCGCCATAACGTGTGTCGCCAGCACCATATGTACCACCGCCACCACCGCCACCGCCACCCCAAAGAGTAACTTTAACACTTGAAACACCAGCAGGTACAGTAAAAATTCCACCTGATTGAAATAATTGGTAACGTGGACCTGAGTAACTTCCACCACCATCTGCTGATATTGGTGTATAACCTAAAGCACTGATAATATCAGTGTTACTTAAAGCAACATTTGCAGCACTTGTAATGCGACCTTGCTGGTCTACAGTTACAACAGATACTTTACCTGAACCGCCATATGTTCCTGGTGTTACTGCTGTGTTTGCCAACTGACTTGATGAAATATTGCCAGTTAATTTAGTTGTAGCAACACTTGCGATTTGTGCATTTGTAATCAAACCACTGATACTTGTATTTGAAAGTGTCAGAGAAGCATTAGCTGCATATGTCAATCTACCCTGTTGGTCTACTGTAATTACTGGTGCAACACCAACACCACCATATGTTCCTGGTGTTACTATTGTGTTTGCAATTTGTTCGGCAGATACATTACCTGTCAAATAAGAGAAGTCTAACTGATTAAATGACATTACATTTTTCCTTTAATTTCTGCAATTTCTGCTTTCAATTCTCTGATGGCTTCAAATGCTAACGCACACAATTTTTCATAATCAACTGCGAGTGTACCATCTGGTTTTGTTCTTACGGCAATTGGAAATGCTGCCTGTACATCATTCGCAATAACACCAAAATCTTCTCTGCGAACAAAGTAACCATCTTCACCTCCACGATTGTTAATATATTCATCAGTCCAATCAAATAACTTACCACCAATCGCATCAACTGTATCTAGTGCATTTGGAATAGAACGAACATTCTGTTTGAATTTAATATCAGAAGTGTAGTAAGCAGTGATATCGTTTGTTGCACGAATTTCACCAGCAGTACCAGATGCAGCAGTGCCAACACCTAAAGAATTAACTTGATAATTGTTAGTTGTATTTAATCCATTTGCTGTTGTTGCAGTAGTTGCTGTTGTTGCACTGCCAGCCGTAGTAGCAGTAGCTGCTGAACCAGCACTTGTGGCATATGAAGAATTTGCCACAAACATGGAAGTTTGTGCAGTCCAAATTGGAGCACCTGCGCCACCGCTAGTCAATACAAAACCTGCTGTTCCAACTGTTGTGAATCCAGTTTGGTCAGTGGCTTTTTGGTATAATACAGTACCAGTTGCACCACCAATAATATTTCCGGATAGTGATGAAGCAGTATTTGCTTTGTTGAATGCTAGTTGTGCTTTGGCATCAGCTGCAACACCTTTATCATATGCAGTTTTAACTGAGTTTGGTGCTGCTGCACGACCATCTGAAACGCTGGATGTATCTGAAATACTATCTATAAGTGCAACAGCACCAGGTTGTATAACATATTCAATAACCACATTGTTTGCACCAGCTGGTGGTGGAGAACTGAATGTTAATTGTGCGCCTGTAGCTGTAAATATAGTTGGATATTGTTTAATACCATTTACATAAACACCAACTGTATTCGCACCAGAAACGGAACGAGATAAGTTATAGATTGTTTGTGAACCAGTACCATTGAAGTATTGATATTCTAGTGTAACACCAAAAGTTGTTTGATTGGTAACTGTTGTAACAGTTTGTGTTGTAACACCAGTGATACGACCTTGGCCATCAACCGAAATAACTGGATAAGCAGTTGGTGAACCATAAGAACCTGCTGTTACGGTTGTGTTTGCTAATTGTGTTCCAATAATTTTGCCAGTAATTTGAGTATTAGCAATACTTGGTGTGGCATTTGCTGCATATGTCAACCTACCTTGTTGGTCTACAGTAACAACTGGTATGACAGTTGCGCCACCATATGTACCTCTTGCCACGGCCGTATTGGCCAACATTGAAGGTGTTACTTTTGTTGTCATTTATTATTTTCCTTTGGTCAATTCTTCAATCTTGGCTTCTAGTTCTACAATTTTTTGTGCCATTTTAACACATGCGGCCAATGCAGCATTACCATACGCAACAGAAAGATTGCCTTCTGCATCAGACATAACTGCTTCTGGCATAAGTTTTTGTAATGATTGAGCACCAACACCAACTTGAGTTTCACCAGTATCAATTCTATCGTAAGTGCCAGATTTAACTTTAGCAAGTTCTTCTACAAAATTAACTGGCAATTCACGCCAGTTGGATTTCATGCGTTCATCGGAGTATGCTGTTACATTACCTCTAGCAACGAAATTACCAGAAGTATCAGAAGTGAATCTGTAAACAGATGAACCATCATTACCACCACCTAAACGGAACACATTGTCACTGTCTAGACCCATATTCAATGTGTATGTACCATTTCTATAAAAAGATATGGTAGCACCTGTTGTTGAAGTGCCATAAGCAATAAGATTACTTGACTGTGTTGTTGATCCTACAGATAAACCTGATGAGAAATAAAATGGATTTGTAAGTGATGCGCCAGTTGTGTATACACCGTTAGTTACTGTATCTGCATTACCAGCTGTTGCAGCATTACCAGAAATGCTAATACCCCATGTACCGGAATTGGTAATAACTTGTGTTCCATTTACATAAAGACTTGCACCTGGCATAACATAATTTGTGCCATCAAACCTTAAGAATTTAGTTCTATCACCAAAGAAAACAGTGCCTGTTGTTGATGATGTTGTTGAAGTTAATTCTTTGACAGTTGTATTTGCAAATTGAACATCTTGTGTTGTTCCTAATCTTGCAGCACTCAATGTTCCTGTTGCAATGTTAGATGCGTTTGTTGTATCGGTTGTTGCGGATGCAGCCAAACCAGAAACAGCAGAAGAAGAAATTGCAATTGCAATACTATTTGCAGATGTTAAACGACCTTGTGCATCAACTGTGAAACGAGAAACATGAGTTGCAGAACCATTCGATGCTGCTGTTACAGTTGTTGATGCTAATTGTGATGCAGAAATTGTACCACTAAGTTTACTGGTTGCAAGTGAAGTTAACCAGGTTGGATTTGCATAAGAAACATTGTTATAAAGACCATTGGTTACTGTACCTGCATTACCAGCAGTATTGATATCAAATGTAAATCCAGAATTTAATAAGTTATTAACAAAAGCTGTGGTCGCAAATGTAGTATCATCTGTAGTTGTTGCTGCTGTTAAACCATAAACTGCACCAGTAAATTCAGCGCCACCCAGTGAAGCTTTTCTAGTTTCTAAGTCTTGAATTGCCAACTGAATAGTATTAGCAGAACCAATAATGTCACCGAAAGGTGCAGTAAATGTAATGTTGTTTGCATAATATGGATTGTTAATGTATCCATCAACTTCAAGCAATATTTCATCACCAGGATCTGGCGCTTCACTAAAGATGATAGTTGAGTTTGCACTATTAGCAGAATAACTGTCTTCAAACTGACGCAAACCATTAATGTATGCTCTCAATTGTGTTGAGTTATTGAATGTTGGTGTGGTGAATTTTGTATTTGCATCATCACCGTAGTATGTCAATCGTGTAGAATTGATTGTTGTTCCAGGTGTTGCACCTCCACCACCACCTTCCGCTGGTGCAGCCCAAGAGAAGTTGCCTGGACCACCAGTTGTTAGAACATAACCAGCAGTTGTACCTGTTGGTAATAAGTTTGTTAAAGCGTCAGATGCTGACCTTGCACCAGTACCACCTTGATTAATAGGCAATGCATTACTTAATTGCAACCTAGAAAATGTTACGTTTGCAGTTGATTGTAAGTCTTGTGGTGTGCTGATTGCAAAATTGTTAGCACTCGTTGCAACAACAGTAATACCATTGTTACTTGTAAAAGATATTACACCACTGTTTGGATTAATAAATCCACTTGTTCCAACGAATGTATTAGATGAAGTGTTGGCTCTTGCATATGCAGAATTTGCCTTAGAAAATGCTGGTGCAATTTGTGGACCAACATTGTTTGCAGCATCGAATGCTGAATTGGCATGAAGAAATGCTGAGTTAGCGTAACGACCAGCAACAACGACCGCAGATTGTAAGAAAGTATTTGCTGCGGTGATAATATCATTCAAGTTGTTAGCAGCACTGGCTGTTGCAACTGATGTAGTACTTGTAGATGTTAATGAAGAATCAAAATGTTCATCTGTAAGAATTCTGTAATATGTACCGCTTGTTACATTTTTAATATCAAAATACTTTGACGATTCTTTCCAACGAATGGCAGCATCTGTACCGGTATTTCCACGGTCCACTGTGTACTCAGCATCAGCGGCCTGAGATACCTGAGAATTCAATGCAAATGTATCTGAGGTATAAACTGTTGTTCCTCTAACAACAAAATTACCTCCAATAGAGAATTCACCTTCTGATGTTATGTTGTTTACAAACAAATTAGCATTGTTTGCATCAATCAACTCTGTGATTGTAATTTTTGGTGTAGTTACAACTGTATTGGCAGTGATATCTGATCCAATAATAGTTGGTGAACTGATAACATTATTAGCTCTTATGGTCTTGGTTGCAATTTCATTAGAAACGGAAAGAATTGCTGTGTTAACTGATGTATTTGCTTGCAATACATTAGTATAAGTAGTGCCTGTTATAGAAGCATTACCAGTATTGGTAGATGTATTTGCCTGTAATACAGCTGCATAAATTTTATCAGAACTATTTAAATTGTCTGTTGAAATATATGGTGAATCAATAGATGTATTGGATACTAATGTATCAGAATTAATTGCACCAGTAGCTGTCAACGCAACAGTATTTACAATTGAATTTGCTTGCAACACATTGGTGTAAGTAGTGCCAGAGATAGAAGCATTACCTGTACTTGTTGATGAGTTTGCTTGTAAAACATCAGTGTATGTTGTACCAGTTATAGAAGCAGTTGCTGTATTAACAGATGTATTTGATTGCAATACATTTGTAAAAGAATTGCCTGTTACAGATAAAGATGCAGTATTAACAGATGTATTTGATTGTAATATATTTGTATAAACTGTACCAGTTATAGAAGCATTACCTGTATTGGTAGATGTATTTGCTTGCAATAAATTGGTGTAAGTAGTACCAGTTATTGAAGCATTAGCAGTATTTGTAGAGTTGTTGGCTTGTAAAATTGCTGTATGTGTTACATATGAAACAGAAATTCTAGGAGAACTAATATGTGAATTTGCTTCTAATGTGTTTGTGTATACATTACCAGTTACTGATAAGTTTTCGGTGTTAACAGTTGAATTTGCTTGTAAGTTATTAGTAATTGTGTTGTATCGTATTGTGGTATTACCACCAACATAAGCATTATTTGCAACTGATAAACCTATGCCACTTCCCTGTGCAACCAATAAACCATTAATGTTGGCTTGACCTGCATTGGTCAAACCCAATTCAGTGTTGGAGAAATATACTTGGCCTTCAACAGTTAAGTTATTTTCGATTGTTGCAGATGAACCAACACCTTGAACCGACAATTCTTTTTGTATGACAACCGAACCTGTTGTTTGTAGTGCAGCTGCTGTCGATTCGTTAAGGTAAAGTGTACCAGAATCTTTGGTGTAATTGCCTGATGCAAGGATGTTGTTCTCGTTAATGAGAGCATCCGTTGCAACCACCCAATCACCAAATGTATTGGCATAACTTAATGAGGAAACTGTATTAGCCATTTGAACCTTTATCCATTAGTTGTAACAACAGAGATTTGATTTCAGATACATCATTCTTGATGCTTTCCACTTCTGTCTTTACTTTATTTATTTCGTCTTTTTGTGATTTCATCATACGGACTTTATTATAATAATCATTTCTCGCATGGTCATCATTATTAATGAGTCCCATACTGTTGCTATCTCTAACAAAAGGAGTGCCTGTAACTTTAACCAACATATCAAATGCCTGTTCCAGCTGGTAATGCCAATGCACGAATGTCTGTTATTATAGGAATAATAGTACTATCAGTAGAAGACATTACAACTTTGATTGCAAACTGACTGAATTGACTATATGTTTCACCAGTTTCACTTGTGTAAGAAATGAAATTATCAGCCTTACCTAAAGTTCCTGGCGCACATTCAAACTCAATTAAATTTGTTTTTGATTGTGAGTATGCGTTTTGATTTCCAACTTGAGTCATCAAGTTCCAATTTGCATCATCAAAATCTTGTGTGTCGTTACGATTTAGAATTTTGTAATACACATCGACTCTTGTTCCTAAAGGCTTGTATGCAGTATAGAATACTCTCAAATCGCCAGAATCATTTTCTGGAGTCAACACAACTTTCTTAGTGAAGTATTTTGCAAATGAGTTACCACCTTTAGGTGATGTTTCACCAAATACAACCGCAGTAGCTTGTGTTGTATTCGCACCAGAAATGGTAATTGTTGGTGATGTAATATAACCAGAACCTGGATGTACAACATAAACAGAAGAAACAACATTTGATGTTCCATTGTTTGCAACAGTTACACCCAATGTTGCTTGGTCTGTACCAATATCAGGTGCAGAAATTTCTGCTATTGTATTTGCTGCATCATCATATCCTGCACCGACTTCAACCAATGAAATTACGTTATTTTGTATTTCCATATTGTTAATAATGTAACGAATGTTGTATACAGATACACCATCATCTGAAATGATTGGAGTTACACTGTCATCAGTTGATGATAGTGATGCTGACATTTTAAATGAAGTATTACTTTCTTTCAAGAATACCCTTTGTCCTTGGCCATCATCAAAATCTATGTTTTCAGGTGTTGGTGAACCTAATTTTCCAGGAGATACCTCATAAGGACCAACAACAATATTACCTTCTGCGAGTGTTGCCGAGTAACTATAGTTAATGCCTGTCGCAGCAGGTGTAAAATCTGTTGTGGTCAAATTAACTGCGTCAGACCAAGTAGTATCAGAGAAATTGCCATGCAAATTGCTGACATTATTTGCATCCAACAAATGTTGAATGTCATTTGAACCAATTTTTCTATATGGTAAACCTTTTTGTAAAGTGAAATCAATTGTTGGATTTTTAGATGTATCGAATACACATCTATCAATAACAAACATCATATTTTTTGTTTGGTCAGCAGTCCATGTTATTGAGTTTTGTGATTCAAATAATGCACCAACATATGGTGAAGCACCAATTTTTGTTGGGTTTGTTGGATTTGCATCAGATGGTTTCTCTTTTGCTGTTGACAAAACAGCTGTTGAATTTTGTTGTGCATAGTAAACTTGGTAATCAGGTGAACTGGTTTCCAACATAAATGCATACAATATACCAGGTTGAATGTATACTGGTGCTTCAAAAACAAACTCAGTATATGTGGAAGAATCCAAATAATGTGGAGTTCTAGATGTAACAACTTGACTTGCACTTAATACAACTGTTGAATGATCCAATCTTTGTCCGTTAGGATAACCATTCAACGTATTAACAATAGATAACTTAACTGGTACATCTGTTGCTGGTTTAGAATAGAAAAATACTTTGATTGATTTAAGGAAAAGACCATTTGGGAAATTGTCTTTTTGTATAATGAAAGACTGTGCAACAGGATCTCCAGGAAGTTGCCTTGTAATCACTGTTGTGCTTATTAATTGATTGTTTCTTTGACCAACTTGCGTAAAAGAAGATGCAGCAGAATCAATTGATGGTGAAAATTCTAATTTTTGAGAAGTTGTTGAAAGTCCAGATGCAGTAAATGTTGCTTCTGCATAAGTCGTTGCAGTTGTTGGTTGAGCTGGAACACTTCTATTATCTACACGAAATACTCTTTGTCCTGTTTGAAATACACCCGATGGTACATTAAAGATACCAACAAAATTACCACCCTCATCTGTAGATAATTGAGGTAATCCTGTTCCACTTTTAATAGCACTAGAGACATTCGTGATGTTACCAATTAAACTGTATTCTGAGGTTAAGTCACCAACAGATTCATTGTGACCTAGTGATATATTCACACCTCTGTCGAGTGTGACTATACCAGTATCTGCATCGTAAGCTGTTACATTAGCTGTGTAGGTTGAAACACTTTGAATAATTTGTGCTGGTGATATTTTGTATGTATATGCCATTTATTTTTTCCAAGTAATCTATTATTTATTGTTGATAATACAAGCAATTTTTCCAACCAGTTTAAATATTGTCATCACAGTTTTTCGTGTGTTTGGACTTGTATCATCTTTGAATGCTTTGACCAGTAAATTATTCACAAGACTGACATTCAATTTGCCGAATGTGTTGTTTATTAGATAAGCACCATATGATGTATCTTTTCCGGCAGAAATACATGTGTTCAATACCGTTTCGACAATATCGTTAGTCACAACTTCTTTTTCTAACATCAATCTCAACACCCCACCATCACCAATGATTGTTGTTGTTCCATATCCATTAACTGTATATGTTCCATCACCATCGGTCCATAGGTTATAAACCATTTTGCCTTCTGACGGAGAAACTTTCACTGGATCAATTTTTTCCATTTTACCTAACCATGGATAATAATTTTCTACCACCTTAGGATCAACAGCAGACAATTTACCATCAATATACAAAGGATGTTCGATAGTCGCAAACGGTTCAAAATCTTTTGATGGTGTGTACAGTGAACCAAAATTTGTATCCAAAGCTTTTTCGACAAAAGTAACTGTATTCAATTCAGTTTTGTTTTTGTTCCACACTTTATCGCCAATTTTAATATCAACAATTTTCTTTTTACCAGTTATGGTATCAACAATAGTTTCTGATGTAAAGCAATTTGAACCGCCGCCACCTCCACCACCAGATGCTTTAGGTGCAACATATGTGGCTGTTTCGGTAATATATTCTTGTATGAATTTACTTGTTATACTGATTTTTGCACCAACATAATAATCATCAATGTTTGTTGCTCGTGAATCTAATTTCAATCTAGTCACACCAGTAAACCAAGCACCACCTTGAGGCAAAATAATTTCCTGTGCAACTGAATCATAATTTAAATTTGGAGGATTTGTTGACTGGAATACAATTTTGCCATTTGGATCTTTAATAACCAAAGCAAATCCAGAAGAGCCTGTATTTGAACCAGTAACAGTCCAAGACAATGTTCTAGTATTCAAATTAGTAATATTTAACGTTGCAGTAGTTACAGTTTTTGGATCGCTAGATGTAACAATTGTGGTTGTATTAGATTTAACAGTTGCTGATCCTGTTGAAGAACATTGAATTGTATATGTTCCTGTTTCTAATGGTGCATATACAAATGAAGCTGAATAACTTGCAGTGTGTTTTAAATCACCCCAAACACCATATTGATTTAAGAATGTACCCCAATCATGACTGTTTTTTACTCTATAGATTTGTAAATTAGGCTCATTGTTAGCAGTGTAACTTCCACCAATACCAGTAATTAAACCAGATGTTGATAGAGGAATAACAGTATCATCAATTGTACCATTTGCGGTTGTACCACTATAAACACCGTTTGCATCAAATGTAGCATTTCTAATTGAATTTGTCGGTGAATAATTTGGTGCACCAAGTAAGTTAGCAACATACAATCTAACTTTTGTTGTGTTTGGATATTTGTATGTTGAAACTACACGAGCTGTTGGATAGAATTTATTTGTGTAAAAGAATCCAACAATATCATCTTCATTGAATGTACCAGTAACATCTTTCAACTCAATTGTATTTGGTGTTTGAATGTATTGGCTAACATCTTGACCATCAAAGTATGCGTTTACTGGAGTGTTAACCAATAAGCCTTTAGATTTGAAAACAATTTGTTGTGCTCTGATATATGGAAGAACGGCAATATTGGTCAGATAACCATTCTCACTTCCAATAGTAGAAGAAACTTGTGAATAACTTCCTGAAGTAATATTTCTCAGTTGGTCAGCATAATTTTTTGTGGTAGTTGTTACTGTTCGTCCACTTGTAGATGAACTTGATGATGAACTAGAAGTTCCTGGAATTGTTGCAAAATCTCCAGCATTTAAAATGTTTACACCATTTGTTTCTTGGTATACTTCGATAGAAGGATCAACTACAACAATGGCTGGTGCTTGAGTATTATCAACCCAATTGTCCATTGGTGGATTAAGTTTAGCAACACCTTCATAAACGGCAACACCAAATGGATTCAAACTAACTGTGCTTGATGCTAGTTGTTGAATAACAACATTTGAACTCGTATATGGTAGAGTAAATACATTTGTGTTAGTGCCAGAAATGCTTGAAATTGCAAAGTTGTTTGTTTTCTTTAATGTTCCTAAAGAATTCAACACAGTTGGGTTTTGCAATTGGAAGTTGTCAACCAAAGTCAATGGTGTAAGTTGTTTAGTTCTTACATTAATTTTAGCAGCATAGTCTGCATTTTCTGTATCGGCTGTTGAGTATGATGAGAAGTCATCAACAAGAATACCGTTCTTGAAACGATTCAAACCATTAACATCCGGTACTTGTAATGATTGTGCATTAGATTCCAACAAACTCAATGATGAATAATATTCAAGGTTATTAACTCTGGACTGCAAATCAGTAATGTCTCGTTTGACCCAGTTTTTGTGAAGTACTTTCTCAATAGACAAGTCTGAGTTGATTTGTCCACTAATTTCACCTGGAATAAATGCAGTGTATGGATTGTGGTCTAATTTTGCCAACACCAATGAACCATCAGGTTCTGTTGGATATACTGGCGTTACAGAAGGTGTGCCACTAATAATTTTAAATGAACGATCCTTGGTCAAAACTAATTTATCTTTTCTACCAAGATAGTAACTATAATCACTAACATATTCATTCAAGTTTTGTGGTAACATAATACCAGAACTATCAACAGCTGGGTTTCCTGTGTATCTGTATGTTAAAGTTGATACAGCATTTTTTCTAACTGGTCTGAAATCAACACAGTCGGATAATTTATATTTGGTTCCTCGTCTACTTGTGAAAGTAGGTATTTCTTGATAAACTTCTGGAGAAGAAGAATTTGGTGACAAATAAGATTTGATACTGAAGTAACCATCACCACCAGAGTGTGAGTAGAAATCATATATGACCAATAAGTTACCTTTTGGAAGATTTGCACCAGAAACTAATTTAACCGATGCATGGTCATAATAATTATCTCTTTGACCATTATCCAATGTGAATAGATTCGTCACATCATAAGATGAATCAGACAACATTGCAGCTGTTGGATTCACTGTAGGATCTTTTGTGTCAATAATTTTAACAATTTGTTTAACATCAGACACATATAAACTGGTTGTTTTAGTTATGCCAGCTCTTTTGATATATGTTTGACCGTTGGTTAAATCGACATAGAAATTTGTATTTACAAGTGTGCCGTTGATGTGAACACCACCTGTGTTACCTTCAACTAGGTTTTTAATTTTCAAAATACTGCTTGTGTTATCAGCATTTGAAACATTCAAATCACAAATAACGTCTACATTATAACCTGAATAAGTACTTGATGCAAATGTTGCTGTCTTTTTATCTGATGAAAGAGAAATTGTATTTCCACTGGAAATAAAATCTAAAATTTGGCCCGATGTTCTATCAATAACAATAAAGTTTTGTTTGATAACATCAGATGATAATGCACCAGAAGTACCTAAGAATGTATATGGTGTTCCTGATGATATTGAAATTACTAATTCACCACCGGTGATGGTTTGGTCACGATATACTTTTGTGGAAACATAGTTACTATTGGATACATTAGCTATGTATGAGTACCCAATAGGAAATACCAACTCAGGTGCGTTTGGATTTTCTAGAATCGTATCACCAGTAACAAGTCCATTTCTTTTACCTGACAAATCAATGTTTGCAGTTGAAACAATAACATTACTTGAATTTCTATAAACAATAGATTCTATTGTTGAGGTAGAAAATGATATTGTAAAAGTGCTTGAATTTGTTGGATTAATTGTAAACGCTGAATCAACAGTGGCAACTCTAGTTGTACCGTTATATGCAGTAATTTTTCTAGTATCTATTGTACCAGATGTATTGACTGTGATAGATGCACCATAATATGCATCAGTTACGGTAGAGAATTGTGCAGTAACTGGCAATGAAATGGTTGTTGCAGTACCAGTCACAGCAGTACCAGTTAATGTTGTTGTGTTAACATCGGAGATGTATGCTCTGTAAACATATGTTGCGGTATTACTATCAGAGGTGCTACTTACATATTGTAAGTTTCTAATATTAGCAGAACCAACCAATGTCGAATTATATGTTGTTGTATTTGCCGTAGAGATACCTGAGTTACCAACACAATGCAAATCAATTTTTGGCATTGTAGTAACATCAAAAGTACCTTTTACACTATTGACGGTCAAATAACTACCATAATCAATAAAGATGGCATTGTTTAAAATATTATCTGTTGTTCTGGCTCTGTCATTTGTAAGAACAAGATTTGATTGATTTTCAATTCTATAACCGTGTACATATGCAAGGCCTTTTCCAACACCCAAATCATATGTTGAAGAATTGATTGTGTTTGTTGATGGTGTAAGTTTGAATTCATTAACAATATAGTCACCATTGGATTCATAATCACGTTTTGCAAAGTAATCGTCAATTACGGAGTATACTGTACCATCAACTTGTTTAACAATCTTGCCATTATCAATACGAACCAACTCAATGAATTGGTCATCATTACCAACTGTTAATGGTAATGCAGTCAATATTAAATTGATTTGATATCTGTCTGCACCTGGTGCTTGGTAGTTTGATGCACCGACCGCAGGATCTAATAATGATGAATCGTCAACATAGTCTACAATTGTTTCATAAATTTGTAAACCAATACGGAATGAAGGCGTATTACTGTACTTGCTTAGAATGGTTGTCTGTGGTTGAACAGAAACAAAGTTACCAATAGAATACTTGCTGAATGTTCCATCTTCATTTTGTGTAGGAGATGTATAATAACCGTTTCTAACGTAGAAAACACCTTCTGAAATGGATGATACTGATGATAAACCGGTGCATGTTGTTTCACCATCAACACCAATTGTTGTTGCAGTGTAATTAGAATCATCAGTTGTATAGATAGTCATGTTGTCTGTGAACTGAACACCAGACAGATAGTTAACAATCAAAGTTGGTGGTTCAGTAGAAGAAACATCTGTGCCAATTGATTCAGCAGTTGCAACAACCTTTGCAAGAATAGTACCACTAGCATCTTGAATCAATTTATTCTTAAAATCTGCCGCAACAATATCAATATTGTTTTGTTGTTTGTTTAACTTAATATAACTACAATTTAAGTTTGTTGTAACTTTACCACCAGTTACTGGTGTATTTTGTGAGAAAATATTGTCAGCAAATTTTGAAATTTGACTTTGTAGTATTGTTTGTGACTGTGTTAATTCACGAGCCTGAACAGCAGAACCTGGTTTGAATAGAATCCTGTGGAAGTTTTTTGAAGGATCAAAATCATCGTGATATGGTTTAACATTAAAATTGAGAGACATTTTTTTCCTTTTAGTATCCTAATACAAATCTAATTTGTTCTATTCCGTCAGCACTTCTTACAACGCCTGTCCTATTTTCAATAAACGAAATATATCCTGAGAGTATTGTAAAATTCGGTTCACTAGATGTTAGTAATGTTCTTGTTGTTTTTGATACGTTACTAAACAGAGGCGCATTTGTGATTGGACTTCCTACTATATTTATCAACTTAACCACGTTGCTTGCAGCATCAAAACTCAAAACTCTTGCTGTAAATGAAGATGTTTCTGGTGTTAATCCACCTTGATAGACGAACTCATCACTAACATAAGTTCCAAAACCAGGTGCAACAATCACATCTGTTGTTGTCTTATATATATCGCCATTTGCCGGGTAAGGTGTTGGTGACAAATCATTCTTGGCTTCCAAGTACATACTCTGTGTTGTTGGGTTAATTAGTAGACCGAGTTGGTGAAAATCTATATCAGTTGGTATAGAACCATTCTCATCACCCTCAAATTGACAAGTATACATGACATGAGCACAACCCAATTCGGAAATTGGATCAAACCCGTGGCCACCAATAGGAGAAGAATTGGCCTGCAACACGGCACCAGAACCATTAGTTGAACTAATTTCTGCTGTGGTATATGTATAGTTGGTACCTGGATTCGTTATCAAAATATCCTGTATCACTCCATCAGATATGTCTGCCACGGCTCTTGCACCTGTTCCGTCACCAGTTATGACAACTGTAATAACGGAGTTACCTGGATCGTATCCTGACCCACCATCAATGACATTAATACTGTCGATACTACCTGCACCTGCACTGGTAACTAATGGGTTTGGTGTATTAGAACCAACAGGAACTGGCAACCATTCTGTGTCCATGAATTTGACTTTTTGGCCAGCATCAATCGTATAGATATATTTCCACTTATAACCATCTGAACCCTTGAACACGTTATTTGTGTCATAAGAACCAGGTTCAAAATATGGTTCATCAGTTGAAGGTTGTGTGTTGTTATTCCACAAACATTTGAACACTTGGTCATAAGAGTTCTTGACATAAAAATGATATCTTAAATAACCATTTACATCTTTCTCCAAAATGTCAATGTCATCACGGTAAATATCGTATGTTGTGCCTGTGGTCCAATCAATGCGTTGAATGACTGGAGAAATATCGTTCGACTTAATTTTCTTGGCAACAAATATATTTTTAAAGATTTGTTTGATTGCCTTTTGGTCTGTAGTTGGTACAGGTGGATTTTCTTCATCCTCCCAAGGTTCTGCTTTAGACAAAAAACAATATGTTGTTGTCACTGGTATTGTAGTTGAAGGAGGAATCACAGAAACAGGTCCGTAATAGACCTGTTCTATTTGTGATACCTTGGCACCGTATGTGATAATATTTTTATTTGACATGGTTTATTTATTATGCGTATGTTACTGCAACGAAAGTATTTGCTTGGTCACCATCAATACTAAAATATTTTAGATAAACTGAACGACCGGATGCAATTGACAATGAAGTTGCGCCAATAGTCGAGTTGTTTGCCAAACATCCGTGTACAACTGTTTGTCCGTTACCTGCTGTGTTTGTCAACCACATTTCAACAATTTTGCCTGCAACATAATTTGATAATGTGTTTGTTACTGTTGCACCAAATGTTGCACGAATCATTGAGTCGGTTGCAAAGTCAATTGTAATCGCAGTCTGGTCACCTGATAAAATTCTAGGAGTATATGAAAAACCTTTTTGTGGATTTACCGTACCTGTAATTGTAACTGTGTTTGCATTGAACGATGCAATTTGTGTTAATGTATTTGAACCTTCTTGCACATTATAAAATTTAATTGCTGTGCCTCTGGCTGTGTCGGTGTGATTTTCTGTTGCAATAAAATCTATTCTAGCAGTACCACCAGATTGATATGATGTTGCACCAAAACCACTTGCACCAATTCGTGTTAGAACATCACCTGTTTGAACCGCAGATGGATTTGTTACGTTGCCTCTTGCTGCACGACCACCAAACAACGGGAAAACAAGTTGTCCGTTAGCACCAAAAGAATCGGATACCACTCTGACTGGAACATTATGTTTACCAGTCATGTGTAGTACATAACCATCACCACCAGTTGGTTGAGTTGCACCGGTATTTGATGCACTGATTGTAACCAAACCTTGTGTTGATGTGAATGTTGCATTTGCAAATTTGATTGTTCCATTAACATTCAAATTTTCTGTAATTGCCAAAGTACCAGCAAATGTGCCAGTTGTATTTTGTAATGCCCCTTCACCCCATGTGTATGCTTGTTGTGCGATTGGAGTAATTATTGCTAATTGACCGTTTGCGGATGTTGCAACAGTATATGCGGAATTGGCCTTAACGTAGGCTGAATTTGCATAGTTAAATCCAGTGTTAGCATACTGTGAAGCTCCTGCGGCATTATTGGTTGCAGTGTTTGCCTGTTCATATGCAGAATTGGCATAAGTTCCAGTTGTATTCTGACTGCCATATGCAGAATTTGCCTTTAGGAAGGCCGCATTAGATTGTAAGAATGCTGCATCAGCAGAACTAGAATATGCTAGGTTTGCCTTTTCAAAAGCAGAGTTAGCATGAATGAATGCTGCATTTGACTGAACAAAAGAACCATTTGCATACAAGGCCGCAGAATTGGCCACATGATTTGGTGTATTTGCTTGTAAGAATGCTGCGTTTGCCTGAATAAAAGCACCGTTGGCATACAATGATGCAGAGTTTGAAGATGCATATGCTGAGTTCGCATATGTTCCTGTAGTGTTCTGTGAAGAATAGGATGCGTTTGCTTTTATAAACGCTGAGTTTGCAGATAAACCTGCGGCCGCCGGTGATGTGACTTGTACTGTGCCATCAGAGAACGTGATTCCATGGTCGTTTACCAAATAAAAACCACCATGTTTAATTTTTGCAATAACATTTTCTGATGCACCGCCACCAGCAATGAATTTAATTTCTGTGTTTGATACGGTTGTACCGATTGTTAGATTGCCACCGAGATGACCTTCACTACCTTGTACGTAGATATAACCATCTAATGGATAAATTGCAGTGCCTAAACTATTGTATTCAGAACCTGGTACAAAATCCTTGTTTGCATAACCCGTATCTAAAAAGTATGTTGTGTCTGATCCTGTGTTTGCCGTAACAACAATATCTGCTGTACCACCGTCATTAGTATTAACAAGGTTGGTTTGAATGTATGAGTTACCTGATGCTGCAAACTGTGCTGCGGTGTTTGGCAGTGTTAACTCACGATTGCCAACATTCAAAACTTCATTGGCATAAAGGTCACGAGCCAGTGTTCTTGCTGTAAATTTACCTGTAATGCCTGTTGGAATATCCACACCCATTAACAATGTGTTGGATGTGTTTGCACGAATTGATGGAATAGGTGCTAATTGTGAAATTTTTACTGTTGACATTGTTTACCCCAATAGGATGATTCTGTTATCTTCTGTTGTTAATGACTCACCATTTTCTGTGATGAGTTCTGGAATATATTGTATACCAATTGGACCATATATTTTTACATCTCTTGCTTCAAATGTTCTGTTTACGGACAAATAAGAATTTGCATTTGATGTTAGGTTAGTTGTTAAAGTAATTATACCATTTACATAGTCAACTGATTTAACTTTTTTGCTGGTGTTATTGGCAATTAGAACACTATCTCCAGCATATACAATATCTTTCAATGGATAATCGGTGTTACTAAAGGCTCCATTGTTAATGATATTATAAGCATCAGTCAATGATGTTATATTTATAGTGTTTGAATTAGCTTGTGCTGTTGCAGTTGCCACATTTGCATATGTCAACCAAGGAGTTTCAGTAACTGAAATTTCATTATTTGAAATAACTCTTAAGACTGTTGTGCTGATAGTATTATTATTGGCATTTGTCATGGTGATTGTATCACCATTGAATATAAAAGTAGTAATATCAGCGTCAGCCAAATCTTCAAACGTAACTTTATTGTTACTCTTGGTTGTAAAGTCTGTTTTGATTACTGCTTTAGATGCAGGATAACCAGTATAATAAGCTAGAGTATGACCTTGTTTTACCGCTTCTAGTCCATGCAAGTCAAATTTATTTTTAGATTTTAGTGCATATCGACCCAAGACTTTCATGCCTGTTGGATGTAACAAGTTCAATAATACTTCTCTATACTTGGCAATCTCTTTTTCAACTGTAATTTGGTACGTAAAGTTATTGTAAACATCATCTTGCAATACATCAAATGAACTTGGTTGTCCTTGCAGTGATAGATATTGTCCTTGGCCAACAACTAAACCATTTAAGAAGGTTGCATTTGCTCTAGCGGTACCATCACCATATGTTTTGACACCATTTTTATTGTAACTGTTATCGAAATTAGTATTTGCAGGAATTAAATTGATATTTTTATCTGCAATTTTCAATTCTATACTTGTATTAGGTAAAGAAGTATAATCAAACACACGTAAATTGTACAAAGAGGAACTTGGTTCTGCATTGGCCGACAATATGTAACTTGAATCTACTTTTGCAAGATATATTGAGTTGTTTGGATCATCACCTTGATATATCACATCACCTTTCACAGGTGGTGTTGCAATAAACACATTGGATACAACAATATCTTGTACCTTTAAAGACACATTTGGTGTTGAGATGTAATCTTCACCAGTTTCCAAGACCTTAATTGTTGTAACTGCTCCAACACGGTCAAGAAACACATCAAAATCGGCACCAGTTCCTAAAATACCCGATACATATAGTGATGCATTTGCGGCTCCACCATTTACAGAATTAGCAGTTACACCAGGTAAATATTGATTACTATAACCCATACCGCCTGTTGGATAAAAACCGTCACTGTAGTACGTTACTTTTGTAATTGCACCACTTCCATTTACAGTTTCCACTTTGGCTTTGGCACCACGACCAGTGCCGCCAGTGAATATTATCTCATCATTTGCAGCGTAACCTGTGCCACCATTTTGAATCAATATTGGACCTAGTACACCTAAGGTAGATAGTTCAGAAGTACTATAAAGTTCATTAGTATAATTAGAATGTGCAGTGATTGTTGGTACTTCTGTAATGCCGCCACCAGAATTCATAATAAGTACAGATGAAATTGGCGCAGTGTAAAAAGAAGTGAACGTAAATGCATCAGACAACTTAGTATTTGCATTTGCACTTGCTAAATTATCAAAATTATAAGAAGTATTTCCTATTGTAATGTATCTTTTCAATTGAATTGTATCAGTCGGAATGTTTGCAACATTCATTGCTGATGGTGAATCTGGTCCGTTGATAGAACCAACAATAACATTTGCGCCAGAATCACCTGTAATTGCCAAGTTTGTGTTTGGTGATAGTGTATAACCAACACCACCATTAATAACTTCAATTTTTCTTATTGATCCTCTAGTTGCTTCATTGACCACCGCAGTAGCACTGGTACTATTTGCATAGTTTAAACCACCAGTAACAACAACTGGGTCTCCGGCTTTGTAAAGTAAACCACGATGGTTAGGATCAATCTTGATTTGACTAATTTGACCAACAATTTTTGCTCTAAGTGGTTGTCCATTCACTAAATGGTCTTGGTTTTGTGAATCAACTACACGAACAAACTCACCTGATTGAAACAGTCGTTCGATGTTTGAGATGAAAACTTCTGTCTTTGTGCCAGCCAATACCGAAGATTCAATCGTTGCAATTGATTTGGTGGTTTCACCAAACAATCTTAGATTTTTTATGTTTCTAAAATTAACATCACTTGTTGATAACTTTAAACTCTTTGGTATGTACCACGCACCAGATGATGCCCTCATTACCGCATCTTTGGTGTAGAAAATATCTACATCTGAATTAAAAAGAACTCTGAATAAAAACTTGTATGATGCAGGTGTACCTTTTGATTGATACAATTCACGAGCAACTTTAATTGTTTCTTCTTTACTTAACAGTGTTTCTTTTGGAAAATAAGGCAAGAATTGATTTGTGAAGTAATCCAAAAATTCATTTGTTGTGGTATCAATGTCTTTATAATTTAATAAATTTTTACTTCTGTTTAAGACCTTATTGTTTTGTTCCATCCACTCATAGTAAGCTTCAAGAAACAAAACAAAATTGGAATACTCAGGGTTGTCACGAATGTACTCTGGTAATTGTGACTTTATGAGTAGAGATGTTTTTTGGTTATCTGCTATCATTTTTATTTTGCAGTTACGTTAACAATAATTGCATTTGAATCAAAAGGATCCACTGTTATAATTCTATTGTATGAAGAAGATAATATCGTTGTCGCTGGGTTAACAGAAACAGTTAATTGTCCCAAATCATTATCAACACCAAGTGGTGCAAAAGAATTCAATGTTAAGATACCTTCTTGGTAATCTATAGTGCCAGCATTTAAATTCAATAATGTTTTTACATTTTGAGTGTTGTTATAGTATGTTCTTATTGTTCCATAACGACCTTGCAATGTAACCACTGCTGCACCAAGTGAACCTGTTGTGTCACTAGATGAATTGGTAATCTTTACAATCGCACTGGTGTATCCTGTACCTGCATTTGTTACATTGATAGACTCGATTGAACCTTTACCGTCCAATGTTACTGTTGCAGTAGCACCAGTTCCGTCACCCAAAATTGTTGCTGTTGGTGGTGAAGTTAAAGAATAACCAAAACCTGGATTCAAAACAGTGATTGATTCCACACCACCTGTTTGTGCTGGCATTTCATCAAGGTAAACGTTGTCAATTGTTAAATCTATATTACTTGGATTTCTAAAACTGACAGATGGAAAACTATTGACACCACTTAAATTGATACCTCTTTTGAGTTCTGCACCATAATATAAGTTGTATGTCGTTGCATTAGTTAAAATTGGTAAAAATTTCTTTTGCAGTTGTAAACTGATTTCGTTTGTAATGATTGATTTGTCTACGTTGTTGATTGCATTATTGAAATCAGCAGCTTTAAATGTTGAATTAAAAGTGTTCAATGAAGACGCAGCCAAATTAGAAATTGCGGTCTTAACTAATGATTGAATTTGACCAGATGTATATGTGGTTTTCTTGGCATCATACAAAACATTTGCTGTAATTTGTATGTAAGTATAGTCTGGATCAACCAAAGTAGGTTCAACCGTCATCACAGAAATTGGTTTGATGATATCATTAATCATCTTTTGTTTCTGTGTGTCTGTTAATGTATATGCACCAGATGGTTTAACAGAAATGAATACCTGACCATAAACTGGTGTTGAATTTTCTTGGCCACCCCAAACATTGACCGCATCAAAAGAATAACCTAATTTGTTTTGCTGAATTGCGGTGATGTAATCTTCTTTGGTAACTGCACGTTTCTGTGCTGCATAGGACTTAGGTGCATGAAACTTAATAGAATCAATTGATTCTTTTGCTGAGCCTTGTGTGGCCGCCGTAATTGATTGAGTGATGGTATTTGAGTAACCATTAATAGAATCCATCAGTACAAAACTATTGGCCTGATATGCTGATGTACCGGAAGTGGTCAAATAAGTTAATCTGACAATGTTTCCGTTAGTTAGTTTTTTACCCAATACACCATTACCAAAATAGATTTCATAATAATTATTCATTCCCTCTTGCAAGAAATAAACAGTAGAATCATTTTCGACCGTCAAATAATTTGATGCCAAGTCATATATTTGATATGAATTATCTGTAGCTGAAGTCTGCACACCAACTTGTAGAGTGGTTGTATCAATGTTTGTATTCGGTATTCTGAATGTGTATGATGGATTGGTTGAAGAATCGACAACATAGGACATTGAAGTTGGTGTGCCTTGTCTGATTGCAACGTTACTGAAAACTGCTCGGTTGTTTACAACATTTACTGTTTCTGCATCGGTTGTTACAAAAGTGTAGTTCACACCGTCAACTGCTTCTGACATGAAACTGGTGAATTTTGGCATAGTCAATGACGAATCAGTAACTTGGTTTACTGTCAAAGTAACTGTGGCAGTCGGTGCGATTGCACTTTTTGGCACATAATTCAACAACTTAGCTTGTGAAACCACAGAATTTCTTTGGATTGCAGTGTCCAAAAACATTTCGTTGCCAATCATATTCAAGTAATATGCATTGTACTGTGTATTATATGCCAAAACATCTAAAAGGACAGATAATGCAGAACCATCGTAGTTGTAATCTTTTAGAGTGTCTTGTGATTGTAAATATGTTTTCAGATTGTTCTTTATTGCATTAAAGTCCAATTCTGTCATTTGAATGTTTGAATTAGCACCAGCCATTTTATCTGTTTCTCTCTAAAAGAATTGTTATCGTTGTTGGAATCGTTGCATTTTCCAGGTAATAAGTTATAGATATACTGTATGAATTTTCATCTGGTTTAGGTGTTACAACTACACTTTTTAAATTTACTCTAGGTTCATACTTGTCAATCATTTCACTAACTTCATTTTCCAAAGAAGTTTTTGAAGAAGGTGAAATTGGTTCAAACAATATAGTTTCAATATTTGAACCTAAATCTGGGTTCCAAAGTCTTTCATAGTGTTTACAAGACAATAAATTTCTTATAGACCTTGCTACGGCCTGTGCATCATAACTAAGTGCGATATCATTCGACACCGGTTTTCTGGTGAAGGTGAAGTCTATGTCAGAGTATATTTTAGTTAAGGTTGCCATTCTTTATTTATCGTAGGAGTAAAACGCTTTTTTGGAATCTTGAAGCTGTCGGAGAAAATTCTTGGGCCGGAACGCAAAAAATCGAAATTTGGGATTTCATGAGTTTAACCTTTGTTTAATCTTGTCAGAACCGATGGCGTTCATTATCATGTCGGTTTCAGATTGACCAAGTTTTGAAAAGTCTCTAACTTTATTGAAATCTTCTAGTACTGCTTTGGAATTTTGATAAAATGTATTATCTTGATTTCTATAATTAACCATGGTTTGATTTAATGCAGAAACACTATCGTACATACTTTGTGCCTGTGATAAACTCAAACTTGAATCTCTGTCAATCACTGTATTTCCATCAACCAACCTTTGAGTGATGGTTATACTATTATTTAATGTGACAGCCCAATCATCTACAGTTATTTTTTGTTGCGTTAGTGTATTGGATGTGTATAGACTTGTGAAATTGCCCATAATTGGCGAATTATTTTGTATACCGTCAGATTGATTGACAATGTATACCATAATTTTACCAGTACCAATTGCTGTTTGATAATGTACTTCATCCATATTAGTATCTGGTGCTATCACATTTGATAATCTATTTGTGTGATACAGGAAACCTGGTGCCGTACTCTCAATAATTGTATTAGATAAATTAGCTGTATTTCTTATTAAAAGTGTTATAGCATTCGTTGATCCAGATACTCCTCCAGCAATCCTCAGCATATTGTTTGCAGTTGTTGTAATATAAGATATGATGTTGGCGACTGGATTTACATAATATCCTGAAGTATTGGATGTTGCAATATCTTCAATTTGCCAAGGTGTTAGTAAATTAGGCAACATGTTTAATTGCACTTTAACATTTGCTGATAACTCTTGTGTTGTGGAATTGGTTAATGTATCGGATGAATTGAAACCAAGTCTTGCGTATATACCACTCATATTATGCCTTCAATTCTTTCTGGAATGGTGAACCTGTTACACCTTCTGGTGCTGGATGATTGTGAAATGAACGGATTGTTTCGTTTACAATATCACCAGCAAGAATTGCACCCATGATACCAAAACTTCCGTATGGTGCTGACATACTGACAAGTGAATTGATTGGTCCAGCACAATTAATTTGCAAAGGAATTGCAATTGGCAAACCTACAGATAAACCACCAGTCACAGTTACAAATCCTAATTTACCAGCTCTTACTCCTGTGCCTGCATCAATTCTTGTTATAGATGTTATCTTATCGGCTTTGGCTTCACCAGAAACACTCAAATCACCATTAATACGAACATGGTCTGGCACATTAATAGTTAATTTTCCTGCAACACCCGAACCTGCAAATATCCGCATATCACCTAAAGAAGAAACGGTACTAATACCATTTATTGTTTGTGTATAGTTGCCTTTTACATGTTGTTCAAAATTACCATCAATTTCTTCAATCTTATCACCTTTGACATTGAAGTATGCATCACCATAAACGGTAATATTTAATTTTTTGGCAAGTTTACCGTCATCGACACCGATTGCAATATTATGGTCACCTAAGGTAATTGTATAACCATCACCAATGATTTTATGCACCTCATCACCATTAGGATGCATTTCCAAGAATGTTCCTTTACCGTGTTGTATACGTACACGTTCTCTTGTGGGAGTATCGTCCATCTCAAACGAATGTCCACCATCGGTTTGAGTAACGTTATTGTATGGATATACTGGTTGGTAATTTGTATTCGCAGCGGATTCTGGTTCGGTCCATGCGGTAACAAAACTCGGTTTAGTTGTCATAATTATGGTGATTGCGAAGTTGAGAATTGATAAGAAGTCGTATTTGATGTAAGACTATCTGCACTAGGTGTGGAATCAATTATATAGTTATTGATTAAACCAATATGTTCAGGATCCGTTGTACCCTTACTCAACGCCATTGAAACTGCTGGTGGTATGTCTGAATTAGTCTGTGATTCTGTGACAGAAGTTAATAGTAAATTTGATGCTTGTGTGAATTCGTTGGCAATTGATTGTGTTTGCGCTTCAGTCAAACTTGCAATTTGTTCTGGTATAGAACCAATACTTGTTGCAACTTGTTGAATTGAATTTGTAAAATTTTTAATACAATCTGCTAACAATGCTTTTAATTTATCTGGTAAACTCAAAACCCATTCAACCAATTCTTTGATTTGTTGTGCCAAGAATACCCATTCCAAAACGATTTCAACTTGCTCTGCAATAAACTCTATAATTTCATTGGCTTTTCTCACCAAGTCTTTACCTAATGACCAATAATAGGATATCTCACCACTTGGATCAAACCCTAAAACAGAAATAATTGCATCTATTGCTTTTCTAAAAGCTTGAACTCCATTCTGCACTAAACTTCTTAATCTATTTGCTGCTTTCAGTTTTGCATTTTTGATTGCTTTTTGTAAAGCGTCAACAGGACTTAACAACCCTAGGCCAAAATTGCCTTGAATGTCGAAAATAAATTTGAAATCGCACACATGAGTTAAATTGTTGTTTAACAATTCAATTGAAGAACCAGGTAAATAACCTCTGGCCAATTGTGGTGTTGTCTGTACATCTGGTCTTTTTGACAATGATGCAAAAGGTGAATTTGGTGGAAATTTCTCAATTAATTTGTTGTTGAAAATTTCAAAACCACCTAAATTTACTGATGATGTATATGTATTTGTTGCCATTTTATCCTCAATTTTCTGTGTTTGGATTGAACGCAGGTAATACACCCATCATAACTGGAAATTGTCCTGCTTCACCATCAAAGAAAAAACCAACTACCCAGTCACCAACTAAAGGAGAAGAAAAATTATTTCTGCTGTTTAGTGGCATCAATGGCATCGCCCAAGGCAAATCTTCAACCCTTATTTCCATTTTGGATTCTTCAGAACCATCTGTATGCCAACCAAAGATACGAACCTTGCAACGGCCTAATCCTAATGGATCCATACGATCCACTATTTCTCCCACCCACCATATAAAATTATCTTTTCCTAAAAAGTTTTGCATCTTCTAATCATCCTAAGGGGTTGTTTGCTACAATTCTATTTGCTTCACTATCTTTTGCTATTTCTAATATGGATTCAGAACCACCTTCTGACCTTATAATATGTCGTAATGCAGTCACCAAATATCTACCAGAATAAGTCATATCCAATTCTTTACTGGAGATGGATGGTAATTGGAAGTTAACTACATCACCCACTTTTAAACCTGGGTCACAAGGTATTTTTATTTTGACTAATGTGTAATTTGCCAAACTTAGTTGTGCTGTTCTATTTGGCACAATTGTCTCAATAAAAATATCAGGCGGCACGCTGTTATTTTCTACATTTTTGGCCCAAGGTTTCTTTCTTTGTTCAGAATTTGATATTGCAAGTTTAAGTTTTCCTTTGACTTCTTGACTTCGTGTTTTGCCTAATCTGTTTTGTTCTTCTGTCAAAACACTACCATCATTCAATTTTTTACCTTTATATTCATTATATTTGAAATCTTTGATATCTATTTTTCTTGTAAGTGGATCTAAAGTAATCAATCTATTTGCAAAAGTTCCTGATTCAACATCTTCTAACGAATTGAACGCTTTAATGAATTCAAAATCCAAAACGGTAATAGATTTTTCGTTTAAACTTGTTTCACTCAAGTTTTGTTGTTGATATTTGTATGTTCTATATGCTGGTTGTTGATATAAGTTACTTAAAGATTTGAAATAGAAACCTTCTTTGTTTTCATATAACAACATATCTGCACCAACCAAATCGTTGTTTGCTGGTCGTGCATAGGTTGACAACCAACTAATTGCTTCAAAAGGTTTCAATGTTGGTACGTTAAAGTTGTAAGTTCCTGTTGTGGAGTCTATGAATAAAGTTTTTTGAATCTTTAATTTTTCACTCAATATGTTTCTAACAATATTGGATATTTCTGTTGAATATGCTTTTGTTACTTTTGTTTGTTCAGATAACAACAATTCCTCAGAACAAAAATATAATTTGATAAATTCACTGTTCATCGGCCCAACAGGTTTTCTACTAGGAATAGTATAGAGTTTGAAATACTGTTTCTTTCGTGTACCAGTACTTGAGGTGTCAAAAGATAAAGATATTGTTTCGTTTCCGGACAAATTTAGGTTTTCAATAATACCTGTGGCATCTCTTAATTTTACATAACCAGAAACTGCAAAACTGTAAATGTCCTCAAAGTACGACAAATCAACCAAAAGTGATTTAATATTTTGTGGTTGTTTATTTGCCGGATATATGGTTAAGTCATTAACACTTATCGACTGGGGAAATATATTTTTATCTGAATCTGTTGCCATCTTATTTACTCATCAAATTGAACAATTCACTTTCAATTTCTTGAACGTAATTTGTATTCAATAATTTTATATTTCTTTTAGATTCATTCAATTCAACTTCATATTCATAATTGTTTACAATTTTTTTGGTTGTTTTAACAGTTACACTTCCTGAAGGTAAAGTGTGTGTTGTAGTTGTTTCAAGTAAATTGGTATATGATTCTAAATCAATAGTAATCTTTTCAGTTGTGGTGGTATCACTTGAATTGTCTGTTTTAGTGAATATTTTTTCATAGTGGTGAACATCCTCTAATTCACCTGATGAATATTTACTTGTAAGGTATTCATTAAACACTCTACTTTCAAGTGGCCAATTCCATTGTGGATCAAATATTTGATTCACCAGTAGAACAATCCAATATCTATCAATATCATCGTAGTATTTGTGAGCAATTATTTCAGGAGTATCCGATTCTTGAATATCATATGTATAGAACAACAACGGGTTGTTTATCAGACCTTGAATGACATTTGTTCTTGCCAAAAGGTTTGTATATATCTTAGATACTTTATTTTCGGTAACGACTATTTTTGGTAATGTTTCAAAGTATTTCATTTTAGTATCCGCTATCAATCGCTGCTTTATCTACCAGTTCAATTTCTTTGAATTGTAGTGTTAATGTTGTTTGTACTGGTGCACCATCATCATGTGCAGACCATCCGTTTGGTGCATAATTAACATCAATATTTTGCAATACACTTTTTTTCAATTTGTTTATGTTTGTGTTTTCTTGTCCTTGGTTGAGAAAACTTATTTGAAAAACTGCTGGAGGTGTCATAAAGAAACCTGCTGATTTTGTAATCAACTCTGGTGCAGCATATTTTCTGAAATTCTTGATGATGTTCCTAACTTCATCTGCTTCTTGTTGTGAGTAAGGTGTAAATGTAAAAGACATATTGTATGTTCTAAAATCTATACCTTCAAACAATACCTGTTCTTGTGGGTTAAAAACATAACCTGCATAGTTTAAACCTAATTTTACTGCACCTCTATTCAAAACGGAAGTTATCGCAGAAGCAATTCCAGATACTGATTCTGCAGCAGTTGCCAAACTTAAATTATTATATTGTGCAGCATAATTGAATTCAAGTGTTTCTGGCATATAAAGTGTAATTGCTCCAACAGCTGTCTTTGATACATTCTTTTTCACTTTACCCACAATAGAGCCTAATGTTTTACTTGCATCTGTTCCCAAAGTGCCAGCTGGATCATCTGATGTTGATATTTTTTTAGCGTAATCTGCTGCCGCATTGGCTGCTTGTTCAGCCGCATCCCAAACTTTAGTAAAAGTCTCGGCAACTTCCTCTCCTGATGTAGGTAAAGTAGGTAAATTCAACCCTTGGTTGAGAAATTCTTTTCCTGCACTCAAGTCCATTGGTAATGATTCATAGATATCAAACCTTACAGAATGTCCTTTAGATGAAGAATCTAAATCTCTTGGATATTTTAAATTGAATGTATTGTACTTACTTTTATATAAAGCTGAAGTTGGACCTTGAGTTACTGCATAAAGAATACTTGCATTTGTATTTTTTACCATATCTTGGCCAGATTCAACTAATTTTGGTGTTGCCATTTTTTCCCTGTCGAAAAAAGTTATATATAGTATTTATGGCATATTCAGGAACGTTCAGACCTACAAACCCACAAAAATATGTTGGGGATTATAAAAATATCATTTATCGCTCAAGTTGGGAGGCTAGAGTGATGAATTGGCTCGACAAAAATCCAAATATTGTGTCTTGGGCTTCAGAGGAAATTATCATTCCATACATTTCTCCAGTTGATGGTCGTTGGCACAGATACTTTCCAGATTTTGTTGTTAAAGTTAAAGACAAGAACGGTCAACTTAGAACCATGATGCTTGAGGTCAAACCAAAGAAACAAACGCAAGCACCAATACCACAAAGGCGAGTTACTAAAAGATACATCACAGAAGTTGCTACATGGGGTGTCAATCAGGCCAAATTCAAGGCGGCAACAGAATATTGTTTAGACCGTGGTTGGGAATTCAAAGTTATCACGGAAGACCACCTAGGTCTGTAACTAAATACACCATGACAACAAAAACATCTATACTTACAAGCCTGGCCGGGGAAAAATCTGCAAAAGATATGCAGACGATGAGCCGTGAATCTGCACTATGGTTGACCAAAAAAGTTGCTGAATTACGTAATCCAACCCGTTTGATTGTTCCTATAACCAAAGAAAAGACTAGATTTACAAGACCGTCTGACCGTCAGAAGTTTTTAATGGGTGGTTTATATTATTTTGTATATGACCCACAAGGAAAAAATGAATTGCCATATTATGACCGTTTTCCATTGGTGATGCCATTGAAAAGAGAGGCTGATGGTTTTCTTGGTTTAAACTTACATTATCTACCAATCAAATATAGAGTGAATTTTTTGCGTAAGTTATTACCATTAGCATTGTATAATGATGAAGATGAAATCAAAAGAATTCGTATTACATATCCAATTTTGAACGCATCCAGTAGATACAGAGAATTCAGACCTTGTATTAAAAAGTATTTGTACACACATATAAAATCAAGAATTCTTGCGGTTCAACCAAACGAATGGGACATTGCAACATACTTGCCAGTACAACAATTTAGAAAAACAACGGTCAATCAAGTCTGGAAAGAGTCGGTTGGAGAAATAAGGAAATATTAATGTTCAAGAGTTTAGAAAATTTTAAATCAAGTTTCCGAACAGAACTATCAAGACCTAATCGTTTTGATGTTTATTTGTTTCCACCACCAGGATTGTATTCCGAATACAATATGGTTCAATTGGCCTATCGTTGTGAGGCTGCTCAACTTCCAGGTCGCACCTTTGCTACAACAGACCAAAGAACATATGGTCCAGTTGAAAAGTTTCCATATCTTACCACATACAATGACTTAGATTTGACTTTTATTGTTAGTGGTGACATGGAAGAAAAGTATTTTTTCGATAATTGGTTTGAATATATCAATCCAAAAAGTACTAACAATTACAAATATAAAGAAGATTATTCAACTGATTTGTTGATTAATCAATACGATTTGAGTAATAGATTGACATACTCAGCTCGTATTATTCAAGCTTACCCAATATCTATCAATCAACTTGATTTGGATTGGAGTACCGATGGTTACCATAAGTTGATTGTGACATTCGCATACACACGATGGGAACAAAACTGATTTTACTATAAGGAGTTATTATGGCTTTACCAAAAATTGATGTGCCAACATATGAATTGGATTTACCAGTTTCAAAGAAGAAAATTAAATTTCGTCCGTTTCTAGTTAAAGAACAAAGAAACCTTTTAATGGCAATGGAATCTTCTGATTCCGGTTCAGTACACAATGCAATTAGTGATATTCTGAATAATTGTACATTGACTGAGAATGTAGACATTGCTAAATTACCAATTATTGATGTTGAGTATTACTTTATTAACTTGAGAGCCAAATCTATTGGCGAAATCATAGATTCAAAATATCGTTGTAACAATGAAGTTGACGATAAAGAATGTGGTAACACAATGGAATCTAAACTTGATTTGACAAAGATTGAAGTTCAGATGGATAATAATATTTCACCTGACATTCAGTTGACAGAAAATCTTTCAATTAAAATGAAGTATCCTGAATTTGGTATTGTCAAAGATTCAGTCAATATTGAAGATGAAACAGAAATTACATTTAATATGTTGGCTCGTAGTATAGAATACATCTATGATGGTGAACAGTTTTATTATGCACATGAAACACCAATTGAAGAAATGGTAGAATTTGTTGAGGGTTTGAATCAACAACAGTTTGAAAATATTGAAAAGTTCTTTAATAACTTACCTAAGTTAAAAGAAAAAGTTGAAATGACTTGCAGTAAATGTGGTTTTCACCATGAAATTAATGTAGAAGGCCTAGAAAGTTTTTTCGGATAACCTTTCGCCATGACAATTTGAGAAATTATTATGTAACGAATTTCTCATTGATGCAACACCATAAGTATAGTTTGTTTGAATTAGACAATATGATACCATGGGAAAGGGACATTTATGTTGCAATGTTGATACAATATATTGAGGAAGAAAACCAAAAGATAAAAGAACGAATGAAAAAGTAAAATGGCAAAACCATCAGACGAAACAAAAAGTACCGTTAGTAGAATGGCATTAAGTGGTGCCAAGCTTGCCTTTACTGGTGTTAAAAAATCTTATTCGGCCGTTAAGAAACTTCTTACTAAGACACCATCATCTGAATTTATTGTTGATGAAAAAGAAACATCAGTACAAGTTTTAGGTAAAATCTACAAGATGATGAAAGTAATGGAAGAGGACAAGAGACTCAACCATGAAATGGCCAACAGTCATTTGGAAGCAGAAAAATTACAAAAAGATAAAAGAAACAAAGAAATCATTAAAGCATTAACTGGTAGAAAAAAGTTAAAACAAGCTGCGCCGAAAAAACGCAAAGCAAAAACAACTCCAAGTATTCCAATTGGTTATGTGCCAAGAGGTGGTGTACCAAGTACACCAAAAGGTGGTACACCAAATGTACCAACAAAACCCGTAGATGTACCAAAACCCGTAGAATTACCAAAAACAAAACCAGTTGAAACACCTGGACCTACTGGTAGACCAACAAATGCCAACGAAATTCGATTAAAACAAGAAAAAGCAACAGAGGCCTCAGAAGATGCTGCAAGTCGTCAAGCTGAAATTTTAAGAAGGCAACAAAAAGCACCAGAAACACCAAAACCAGCAGAAACACCAAAACCAGCAGAAATACCAAAAGTTGAAACAAAACCTGGATCAGGAAAATTTGAACCTATAAAACCTGAACCGGGTGATTCTAAAATGTCTAAAGACGCTATCGAAAATGCTAATAAAATTACGGAGCGTATAAACAGAGAAGTTGCTGAAATGGTGGCAAAGCGTGAAGCAGAACTGGCCAGAAGGGCAAAATTACCCGAAGAAGCTAGAAAAGCTGCAGAAGCTGCAGATGCGGCCAAGCGTTTAAAATTAAAAGAAGAACAAAAACAAATCATGCAACGCTTCAGAGACATGTCTCAAGGTGCAAAAAGAGACAGAGAAGCAGCTGAAGCTGCAAAACCTAAACCTTCTGCAACACCTACCAAAGTTGAAACTAAACCTTCTGCATCACTTAAATCTGAAACAAAAAAACCAAGTGCTGAAAAAACTACAACAACCGTTATGATTCAAGGAAATAAATTACTTCTACCTGCTGATGAAAGAGTAGCACAAGCGATTGATAATGCTTCAACTCTTACTGGTGTACGTAAGTCATTGTTGTATGCTATGGCAAGTCAAGAAAGTAGATTTGATCCAAATATAGTTCCTCCAATAGATCCAAAAACAGGTAAACCAGGTACTTCAGCAAAAGGATTATTTCAATTTTTAGATTCTACTTGGAATGATATGGTGAAAAATTATGGTAAAAAATATCCAATTTTATAC